TTGTCTGTTTTATAAAATCCGTTACCTTTAAATTGTATACCAAATGGTGTAAAGTGTCTTGTCATTTGTGAATCACATTCAACACAACTATAGCCTGGATCACTTTCTGTTATCGATCTATGAGTTGACATTGTTGGATGTGCATCATCATATGAGCACTTGTATTCGTATACTGGCATTACCTATCCTTTAATTATAGTGAGCAGTTTGAGGACTTACTCAGGTCCATCCTGCGGGTAACGGCCCGCTATCTGCGACTTCCCGATGAAGGGGTGCAGATTTCTATTATACTATTTCTTTGTTCTTTTTGTCTTTACTTCAGTATCTCTAAGATCTTCAAATCCTTCTGCTGAATCAAAGTCATGAATATCGAACTTAACTGGTCTTTCACTTTCTGGAATGAACTTAGTTAGTCCTACCATCAAGATTCCGTTTGAAATAATCACGGAATTAACCTTTACATATTCTGCAAGAGAAAATGTTTTAACAAATGAACGTGCTCCAATTCCCTTATAAAGATATTCTTTATTTGGGTCTTCGTTAGAGGCACCTTTAATTGTTAGTACATTCTTATCTTGTTCTACTTCAATATCCTCTTTATTAAATCCAGCCAAGGCCAGCTCAATTACATACATCTCATCTGGTCCTTTGACCTTAGATATATTATGAGGCGGATAGTTTGAAGTATTTCTGCTTATATTTTGTAGATCTTTAATTTGGCGATCAAAACCAATAAAAAATGGATCATTAAAAAAATCCAGTGTTGTTGTTACCATTATATTCCCCTTTCAAGCGAATAAATTAATATATGGACCCTCTAATGAGCGATCCATATATTATTATAGCAAAATATTTATATCTTGTCTACTTCTTTTTGGCCCTTACCTTAGCAAGTGCTTCAAAGTCTTTTACCTTAGTATCCCCTAGGTATCCCCAGGCATATCCATCGGCAATCATTTGTTCATTTACTGAGACTTTAGATCCATCTAGGAATAGCCATCCAAGGATGCGTCCATATTTTTCTGATGAGTCCATCTTCTCTGTCTTAATTACAACTTCTTTAGCATCTTTAATCTTAGACTTTACATACTCTTTAGCCTCAAGCCCCAGCTTTTTCTCAACAAGGTCTTTTGTCCTAGACTCTGGAGTATCAATTCCAGCCAGTCTGACTCTTGAACTAAATGATATGTCAAAACCTAGATCAATATCTACGTCTATTGTATCTCCGTCTACTACATTATTTACTTTCTTAACGTGGTATTCGTACATTACTTCTTCTTTACGCTTGCTTTTACTGTAGCAGGTTTTGGTGCTGCCGCATCCCAATCTGGGCGAGCAACCGACATAACTAAACTGTATGCTCTTTTCTTCTTGAATACACCGTCGCCATTTGCTTGACTTCCCTTTGTATCCCCAGATGTATTGCCTTCATATGTGATAAGATTTTTTCCATCATTTGAAATAACAATTCCCACATGCTCTGTATCTGTTGGTTCTTTATCAAAGTTAAAGAATACAACGTCTCCTGCCTGTGCTTGTCCAATTGGAACAATTCTCTTATTTTTTGCAAACCATTGTGCTCCTGCATCACATGATGCAAAGCCTTTCTTTGTTGAAGCGGCAACTAGGTGAACTAATCCTGCATCATCAAAGCATCCTGAAACAAACATTGCACACCATGGTTGGTGATTCATTCCGTATCGCTTTCCAAAAACTGTATCGTTATTTGTTCCTTCTGTGTACTTCTCATCAGCATACTTCTTAGCCGCTGCTAATACTTTTGCTGCATTTGCGTGAATTACTTCTGCCATTTTATTTCTCCTTATTGTAGTTTACTATACTATAAGTATAGCATTTCTTTATTTGAGCGGATGATCAGAATCGAACTGACCCCTTCTGCTTGGAAGGCAGAGGCACTACCAATATGCAACATCCGCGTTGCGCCGTCGGCAGGAGTCGAACCTGCGACCAAGACCTTAGAAGAGTCCTGCTCTATCCTCTGAGCTACGAAGGCATTAAATTAATCGTTTGGAATATCTTCCTCATGCATATTAATCTCTACTAAGCCCAAATCTTTGGCCATTTCATGTCCTTCTTCTGACATTTCTATTGTTGCTTCAAGGTTATCATTATAAGTAACATTTATTAAGCCCGCCTCATATAATTGAACTAATGATCTATCAACATGCTCTTGATGAGCCTGCCATAACTCTGGAGCAATATCTTTTGCTTTTTCTGTAATCTGGAAGATAAATTCTCCATGCTCATCCATTCCCGCTAGCTCCACTGCACCCATTTCTAAGTACATTGATAATTTCTCATCATCATCCATATGCTCTCCTAGTACAACAGGTAGGACTTGAACCTACGATTACCGAATTATGAGTTCGGGGCTTTGACCAACTAAGCTACTGTTGCTTAGTGACTTATTGTATCGTGCCATCTTCATTCTTGTCAATAGTTTCTTCTACTATTTGCTGTACATATTCAGAAAAATGCTTTCTAATATTACCCATCGGTCTATAGCCAGTAGATTTCCAAATTCTTTTATATTCAATTACGTTGTTAAATGTAGTTGGACATAACACTATTCCATTATACTCCTTTAATACCGTTGGAAGCGGAACATGCTTGCCACAACATTTACATTCTTTAGCTTTTTCTTGATAAGTGCTCATATTATCGTCATCCTGTCCATTGCATCTCGTAAATTTTCAGGCATTCTTGGTGCCCTTATCATATTATATGAGCTGGTATCTCCATCATTTTTTGTTCCAAAGTCGTTGTCATAACTCATGGACTCATATGTATGTATATTTATTTCTTCATTTGTGTCAAATTTACTTCTACTAATAGAGTTGTAAATAGCTCCACAAACTGCATCCGCCAAGTCTTTTGAACCTTTTCTTGGGTGGTCAACCCTGTCTCTCATTATCTTAAGCTGAAGTAATTCATCTATAAGCAATTGTATATGTGGCCCAGACAGTCTTTCTTCTGCCACGATCATTGCCATGTCGTCATAATGTTTTTTAGCGACAGACAGAATCTCTGTATTGATGCCGTATTGTTTTAGTTGTTGCATCATATCGTGAGAGTTCCATCTGTCAAAAGTACAAACTCGTATCTTAAATCCACGGGTTTTTAATGAAAGAATATAATCTTTTACTTCAGTAAAATCTACAGACTTATCTTTTGTTGGTGTCCAGAATCTAACAGCATCTATTTCAACAATAGGAGCGGGCTGAGAATATGTATCGGTAACTTTAACATTAACCCACTTATTTACATGACCCATTGCTACTGCACAGTGGTCATGTTTTTGCGCTAAGTCTACGTGTATAAAGTATTCCTTGTCTGGATCTGGAATAAACCATTCTTCAAGCCTACCAAAATTATCTACTGCAAGATGCCCTTTACTAAAAGCCTTCTCAATCTTTTCTCTTGATTTAAAGAATGCGTCAACTGCATCTGGCGGCATGCATGCAAATCTAGACAAGGCGTCTAAGGGGTTTGTAAAGAATGCTACTTTAAAGTCATCAATCTTTCTTACTGGGTTCACTTCCCACGTAGGTCTCTTAAGAGCATATACTCTTGGAATCTTATAAGACAGGATGTGATCTTCTTCCCATTCAACACTAAACTCATTGCCTTCTGTGTTATCTGGTAGGTCTTCATCCATTTTGAATCTATGGTCACGTACAATAGTTTCTTTTTGAGCTACCACCGCATCATATCTTTGCTGAATATAATCATTCTTGTATCTAGGAAATGACAATAGAATTACTTTTCCAAAATCTGGGAAACGAGAATCTACAGATGCACGGTACATATCATATATAGCTGCGCCTGTTTTTGCCTGTTCATGACCTGTTGTATTGTCAATAGCAAATCCTGAAATTTCATCAAGGATAACCACAATTACGTTATAGCCTTCCCAAGCTTCACGCTCCGAGTGACCTGAGTGTACGGTAATGGCTTTATCAAATTTAACTTCTGACGCCTTGTCATTATACTTTCCAGCAAACCAAGGTGATTTATCAATGCGTGTCTTAAATCCCTTGAAGAACACGTTGCTTGCTTGTTGAGAGTTAATAGCAATGTTAATAATGTCAATGCTGTCTCCTGGAGGCTTGCCATAGTATGTGGCTGGATCTTTAAGGCACAATAGTAAATATACTATATACGAAGTTGCAATGGTTGAGCAGTAATCTTTGCCCGACCCTTTTCCTAATTGAGCCACTACTTCATTAGCAGTTTGTTTAAATCTTATCTTTCCTTCTTCTTCTCCAAATAATTTGATGAGGGTTGACTCTTTATAGATCTGCGAACTTTTTTCGATAAGTGTGTACTGATAGTCGGAAAGTTCTGGAAGCCCAAGGTATTCTGGACTTCTAACAAACGTTTTAAGATCGACTGGTTTTTCATCGAACTCCTCTCCATCGAGCATGTCGATAAGGTCGGTAAAATCAAACGACATCGGCTTCCTCTACTTGAACGGATTCAATTACTCCAGTTATTTGAGATAACCTTTTTGCTACTTCCATCTTACACTTAGGGCATATTGATGTAGTCTCTTTTAAAATTCTAACAAGGATGTCTTGTTTACGTTCTGTCTCTGCAATTTGTGATGCAATCTCATTGTTTTCAAGTACGCCAATAGATTGAAGCATTGCAATTCTTTTGGTCTCTATATCCGCAATAAGCTTTAATGCGCCAGACTTTATTCCTAATTGGCCAGATTGATCTGCATCTTCTACTGTTTTCCACGCCTCTTTGATAAGCATGGCATAGTGCTGATCGGCCCCTGAGATGGCCTCTCGGGCACGATCTCTGATATTGCTATCATTATGTACTACATCTTTCCAGTCGTCAATTAGCTCAAGGACTTCTTTGCGCTGGATTCCAGTAGTAGTGGCAATCTGGGTAGGCGTACTTCCTTTAAGAAGTTCTTCAACCACCTTGTTCATTCTATCAAAATGCTCTGATAATTCTATTTCGCTCATTACTATATTATACTTTTAGTCGACTAAAATGTCAATCAGATTTAGCCTTTGCAATCTTATATAATACTAAATAGCCAATCAAATCATCAATATCATTGTCCCCAGCATAGCCTTGATTATTCTTAACTCTATTTAATTTATCATCAATACGAACTTTTAATTGTTCTGTTGAATCCGCTGTTGAAAATATTCTGGCAGGATCCAAAGCTGAATTGCCGTATGATATATTCTTTTCAATTAACATGTGTGCAATTTCATGGCACGTTGACCATATTTTATTTCCTGCTGGCGCTCCTACAGATTTTAAATATAGATCACTGCAATTAAACTGAGTAACATCCTCAAATACTGGTCTTAATTTCATTGTGTACCTCTCACTAAAGGATCCTGAATCCATTGAATATAGCTTCCATCATTCCATGCTTGGCTTCCATAAATATGCTTTACAGACTCAAAATGAAATATTCTCCATTGTTCGCCTCCGTAACAATGGAACTTATATAGTTTAGCATTATCAGAAGAATTTAACAATAGATAATCATCTATAATATTTTCTACTTCTATCCCCAAGGCTTTTGTAATTCCATTTGTCCATATCGCTGGCCCTGTATGAGTGTGTACAAAATGATCTGAGCCGTAACTTGGAGACATTAATTTATCTTTAATTAAATCTAATACTGATTTTAAAATAGGATTGCCTGCTGTTGAGGCAAATGTCCATTGACAAAAATGTTTACTTGTTTCAGGACATACAATAAAATCTTTATCATCAAGCATCCATTGAGATATAGGGAGCAAACATTCTGTATCTAAGTCTGTATACACACCGCCATACTTATATATAACCATATACCTCCAAAGGTCTCCACGCATGACACCGACTGGAAGATTTATAAATATGTCGTACCAGTCCTGTCCATACTCCTTTAATACTAACTCTCCAGCCTGCAAGTCATCCATGTACCTGTGCTCGTACTCTGGATTTAAATCACTCCATGTTTGCATAGAGTCGTACATATAGTTTTTTAAGCTATCATACGGATCTTTATATGTTTGCCAGATAATCTTAGGGATTGTCATTGTTAAACTCTGCAATAAATGTCCCAGTTACTTCAAACTTTTTATGCTCAACAATGTGACTAAACTTTTCTAGTACTCTTTCTACTGTCCAGTCTTCTTCTACGTGTACCTCATATGGGTTGCCATTGATTGCATCCTGATGGTAATGAATAATAGGAATAGATATGATTGCATATTTTGCCTGTTTTGAAATCTTATCCCATAGACTTATAGCGTCAGGCTCAGACATATGCTCAAGAATATCTCCTAGTATAACTAAATCATATTCAAAGTTTGTCATATCTCTTACATCCATCGCAAATAGCTTATCGTATCTATTTAATAGGTTGAATTGATCTATGTATGGTTGCCATACCTCTACTGCATTTACTATTACCCCCGCTCCCAACCCTTCTCTGATAAGATCTAGATAGGTTCCTTGCCCAGCACCGACATCTAGTACGGTTTGTGGGCGCAGCTCAATTATTTTTTGTTGAGCCCATGGCTTGTTTTCTGGATTAGAGTATCCCATTTAATGCTTCTCTCTTTTGCTTTGTTTGAAATGTTGACTCTATAGGAAATAAAGAACAGGCTGTAGATGATTCTGGCTTTAATGTAAAAATATTAAATAAGTGTGTCTGTCTAAACATATGCCAGTCTAGCGGCAATGATATTCTAGTTGATGACTCAAGCAATCTCTCTGCCCCCTTTCTAGTTATAATATAGCATAAGCATGACCAATCTTGATATGGGTAGCATACATCAATAGCTCCGAAGTCGTTAGTATGATTATATTTATAAAATTGATCTTCTGGTGCAAAAAGGTGCAGCACATCCCAATCATCTGGCATTTGTAAAATAGAGTCTTTTAATATATCAATAAACTTACGACTATAAACAATGTCATCTTCCATCAATATTAAATAATCTGAATCTGTTTCAAGAAATTTTTTCCATGCTGTTCTATTGCTTGCCCAGATACCGATCTCTCCGTACCTCCACCCTTGCTCGCCGTCTAAAGAATAGCCTGAAGGATCTACAATAAAATCAGGGTTGTTGCTAGCAAACTTTAAATATTCATCATTAGATGAAATTTTAAATGTTGGTGTATCAAGTTGATCAGAGTATAAAGAAAGATAATCATTAATACTATTTACCAGATGATCCCTGTCATTTTGCTGCTCAATGTGAAAAACTTTATGAGTAAATTTCATCTCTTTTTAATCAATCCAAACTGATCTAGATATCTCTGTATGGTCATAGCGGATACATTACACTCTTTAGCTATCTCTGTGACTGTCTTTTTCTGCAAGACATATCTACGGTGTAGCCAATCTCTACTTTGATAATATTTCATCGTTCCGTCAATATACTGTTTGAATAATGTGCAATCCCGAATGAATCTGCCACATCAAAATCTGTTAAAGACAAATTATACTTATTATTAAAATAGTTTACTGTTCTTTGCTTACGCATATTACGTAGTTGGTTTTGATACCAGGAGTCTGCATAGCCTGGATTTTTTACCCTAATAGCCGCTTTCTCTTCCTTTGTAGGGTTCTTATTTCCTATGTATGCCTGCCAAGAAGAAGGGGCTATAGTAATAACCTTAGCTCCAGTAGACATCAACTCTGCTATAACAACTCCATAAACATATGATAGTTTAATTACAGCATCTGCAGACTTAACAAATACTGCTCCTTCAACAACAATATAATCTGATCTAAGTTCATCAAGCATTGAAGCCATTTTGATCTTAGCATCATGAATCTTTTCATATATGTCATTGCCTGTTAAATTAATTTTACCCCACTTTAATGGAACATCATTTTCCATCAAGCAAAAAGCAATAGAGTTAGTTGAGGCATCTATACCTAATACTCTATTTGCTTGAATCTTTTTTAGACTAGCTAATGTCATCTAGCATCCTAAATAACTTACTTTTGTTTTCCAGGTTAATATTCTTTTCACATGTTGCACAAAACTCTCCCTTGTTGTATCTGCTAAGCTGATGTCCACACCTAGAGCAAGGTCGCAGAGCACCATTTCTAATTGCTTTACGCTCATAATATTTTTCCATGATCCTACGATTAGTAGCAATTCTGCAACACTCATCCGCACAATACTTTTGATTATGCGTCTTAGGCTTAAAATTCTTTTTACATTCCGAATTAGCGCAGATCATACAGAAGGAACCTCAAATTTTTCAATTTGAACTGTGCCAACGGGTGTCTCTTTGGAGTAGCATTCTTTTTTAACTGGGCAATATGTACAAGGCATCTTTGACTTTGTAGCACCAGCAGGTCTCATTGGTAGGTCGCCATCTTTAAAGTTATCCCAAACTTCACACATCCAAATAAATGTGTCTTCAATAATCTTTGTATTTCTTTCATTCATTGAAATTGGAATAACTAATATCTCTTGGGTATTCTTATTCTCATATAGGAAGAACCCTTCTTTAGCCTTCTTTAGCTTCATGTATGTTAGAAGCTGAAGCATATGATTAGCAGTAGGTTTCATTTCAGACTGTCTTGTATCCCATACTTCTTGCTTAGCCGTTTTAATTTCACCGATTACGGTTTCACCATCGTACTCCATAATTAAATCTATAAAGCCTCTGATGGGTGGGTATTCATTTAGAATCTCTTCTTCTTCCATTTTGAATTGAGGCATAGTAGAGATAAGTTTCTGAAGTCTTTCGTGAGCCTGTGTTCCCTGCGCCATATTGGCGACTGCAACTGCATCATTATCATCAATGAACATTGCACCAGAGAAGGCCATGTACCAATATCGTGGGCATGTGCCGTGACCGTACCCGAGAGAACTTGGGCTAAATGACTTCTTTGTCATCTCTCCGTCTGCACGTTTAGTATTTCGATAAGACTCATCAAGCAGTTGAGCAAATAATTCTGGATCAAAGAACTTGCCAGTATGCTTTTTAAACTTTAAATTCTTTACTATATCTCTACCCATTTAGGAGTTATACCTCACAACATATTTAAGCGCATCAACCAATTTGTCTATGGACTCTTTTACAGAATAATATATATTCTTTTTATTATTATTTGCCGTTCCAGCCTTGTCCTTAGCAATTGTAGAGTATACAGATGCAAGCACTGCAAACTTAGTTGACATTGCTTGAAGCTCCATAATTAAATGTGGTGCTTTTGCTGATGGAACATCAGGATTCATTAATAATTTTACCACAATTGCAAGGGCTCTGTCTAAGTGCTCATCTTTCATGAACTCATGCAGATCATTGAACTCTGTAATATCACTAATTAACTCAAGGGTATTTTTATCCTCAGCCATTTTTTATCCTCTTATCCCATTTATCTATAAATAACCCAAGGGGGTATCCAATTACAAAACCAATCATTAATCCAATAAGGAATGCTGTCATGCGAATGCCTTTTGAACTAACGCATATCCCATCCATAATCCAACGATACCCATTAGGCCAGCAAATACTGGCGGGGCAGGGATAGGCAATTTGAATATGCTAAATACTCCACCTACTGCAACTCCAGTTAGAGTTGTATAGATAAGTTCCTTCATTAGAATGGAACCTCTGCTTCTGCAATATCCCATTTAGCAGGTGCTGACCATGAGTTATCAAATGCTGGAGCAGACTCTTTCTTTGATAGCGACCATGTTGTTACTGCAATTGTGTCTGCATTAACATCATAAGATGTGCGGCTATTTCCTTCTTTATCTTTCCAAGTCTCTTCATAAATCTTACCCACAATAACTACTTCTTGACCCTTCTTTAAAGTAGCAATGCTTTGTTCCGCCAAACTCTTCCACGCCTTAACGGTCCACCATGACGTATCTTTATCATCCCAGCTACCTGTTGAATCATTCTTTACACGGTCATTAGATACTATACGTAGTCTAACTCCGCCTCCATTAAGCTTAACTGGATCTTGCCCTACACGACCAACGATTGTAATTGTTGGATTAGCCATTATTATTTTCCTCCCAGAATGCGATCAAGTCTTCTAAGACTGACCACTCAATGATTCCAAGACGAACCTTGGAATCCTCACCGATAATAATTTTAAGGGCAGGATGCATATCTCTGCTTACCTTAAAAGTATCTGTACAGATTTTAGCCCATACATCTTTATTTAGATTGAATGATGCCTTTGCTTCTTTGTAGTCCACAAGGAACTGATTCCACTTAGCATCACCCTTTTGATAGTCGCCGCGACCACTGTTTTTTTGTGCTTTGGCACCATCACGTTTTACTTCTGATCTTTCTGACATTACTGAACCGTAAAGGAATTTTTATGTCCGTCTGGACATTCCCAAGATATAGTCATATTGATTGCATCCCAGTAGTATACGTCAGAATTCTTATCACACTTTGAGCATGGTTTAATTCCATCAAACTTTTCTAGTTCTGTGGCCATTATTTTCTCAGGCTTATTAAGAAACTCATTAATGTTTGGCATTTATGTCTCCTATTAAGCTGTCTACAACATCTGGATTTTCCTTTAAATATGCTACAGCCTTTGCACGTCCTTGAAAACGTTCTCCATTTACTGTGTACCATGCTCCACCTTTTTCTACGATGCCGCACATTTCTGCAACATCTAAAGTTTCTCCTACGCTATCTACACCAAGAATGTTCCCTTGATAGTAGAAGTCATATTGTCCCGATAAATTTGGGGGGCCGAGTTTGTTGTAATCAATAATCCAGTTAACTGGCCTGCCAACTCTTTGCTCAATAATTTTGTCGCCAACTTTAATGCCAGCCTTGATAGCATTAGCCTCAGCCTCAGACGACCAGAGTTTAATAACTGTGGAAGAGAAGAACTTGACAGCCATGCCGCCCGTGGGGATGTGACTAGCATGCATAGATCCAAATTGATTTCGTTGTTGTGAGATGAGAACAAGTAGTGTGTTTTTGTTTGCATAGTTTAACATCTTGACTGCGTGGGTCATATCCTTTGCTTCAGCGCCGATTTGCTTTGTATCTTGCAAATCTTTCATTTCATTTCCGTCTTTTTCAAAATAAATTGCAGGTAGCAACGCTGAGATTGAATCTACTACAATCATATCAACGCCTGCGTCCATTAACTTTGTAGCAACATCAACCATGTCGTTAACAGTTTTTGCTGGTGAGTAAATAAGAGAAGAGGAATCTACTCCTAGCTTTTCTGCCCAAGACTGGTCGTAGGAAGCTTCTGCATCAATCCAGGCACATGTCTTGCCTTTTTTTTGTGCAAGAGCAATCATCTGTAGGCAGAAAGAAGACTTACCAGCAGATTTATTTCCCCATACGAGTACTTGTCTGCCGTAACCCAAACCTCCACGCAACGCAAAGTTTAATCCAATACTAGGAGTAAGTTGCTTTTCAACTTGTATGTCCTGTGCGGATTGAACTCGTGCTCGTGTTTTTGGATCTAGCTTGGCTAAAATGCCATCTATTTCTATTGTCATTTAAACTCTTTCTTTCCTATAGTATAGCATTAAAATAAATTTCCGTGAAGCCTTTGGCGTTCCTTATTTATATTAATTTTCTTTTCTAGAATTTCATCTAGGCTATGTAATACTTGCTCTTCATTTCTCATTGCTGCATAAATATCTAATAGTCTGATAATTACATCAGACATTTCTTCTACAATACTTTCGCTTCCCTTTGACTTTCTAATTGCTTCTAGAACTTCAGTTACTTCAGAATGAACTAAAGCTAATTTGTTACCAATCTTGTCGTGGTTATATTCTCCATCCCAAAATCCTTTTTCTATTGCAATTTCATGAAGAATAGCAGACAGAGCGTCTAGGCCATACTCAGTTAGAATCTGATCCGACTGCATCTTTTTCCCTTAAACTAAAAGTAAATGACGGGACTGTCTCGTCATAATCTATTACTAATTCCTTATTGCTAACATTGACATCTAAAAATCTTAATGTCGGTACAGCTAATTTGCCATGCTCTTCAAGAATAGCAACCAGAACCTGGTTCATATTAATTGAAGTGACTAGGCCTTCTATGTCGTCTGTCATTTTATTTCCTTTACCATTAATGTTCCATCATCTAAGGTGGATAGAACAACATTACACTTCATGCCTTCTCGCATTTTAGCTAAAGACATCTTATACATTGTAGGGAAAGCAATTACTCTAGTTAATTCTTTTTGTGCATTTGAAAGAACTATATGGCTCATTGTCTTGCCAGCTTTTGTTACATACGGAGTAAAGTCTACTACAACATACTCGTCTTCTTCAAGGTCATATTCTTTTTTGTATAAATAGTCTACAAATGAATTAGACCCTGTTGGATCAATCTCACTAACCTTTACATAACGAGCAATTCTATTATCACCCACAAGAATGAAATACATCTGGCCAGTCTCTATTTGAGTTTGCTCTGTATGAAATAGACCAATAGATCCAGTCTCATCTACTAACTCAATACGTGCCCAGCCATTACCACGCTTAATTGATTTAACCATACCAAACATAACAAATGAACCTAGATCTTCAAACTCTTCAATTGGTCTTGCTTGCGATTTAATACGTGGTGGAATTCCTTCTAGGTTAAATGTAGGTATACCTAAATACTCATAGTAACTATCTTTTTCATTTCCGCTTCTTGGATTGTCTGGGAATGCCGCTCCGCCAATTGCATTTAAAGCAGAGATAGCACGGCTATTGATTCCACTACCTTTTTTAGAAGCCTTGTCAATAAACTCTGAGTAAGAAATAAATGGTCTTTGGTCAATAATTTTGTTTGCGATACTATCTGAAATAAACTTTACTTCTCCAAGACCAAATCTAATTGAGTCTTCCTTTAAGGAAAAGAATACATCAGACTCGTTGACATGTGGAAGCTTAATACTTAACTTTAATCTCTTAGCCTCAATCAGGTACTCTGTTCTTTTGTCCTTGTCATTTTCATTTTTAAGAATCGAAAACATGAACTCAAGTGGATAATAAAACTTAAGCCAAGCAGTATAATAACTAAGCATAGAGTAAGCAACAGCATGGGAGCGGTTAAAAGAATAACCAGCATGCGCTTCAAAAGTATGCCAGAGCGTTTCGGCTTGTTTCTTAGAAATGTGTTTTGAAGCCCCATCAATAAAGCGATCCTTGAACTGGTCGAACTCTTTTGCATCTTTCTTCTTTCCAATAATCTTGCGGACCTTATCAGCCTCTGACCAAGTCATACCACCGAGGTGTACGCATGCCTGCATAACCTGCTCTTGATATATAATAACACCATATGTATTCTCGGTAAAGGGCTTCATAATTGGGTGAATAAACTGAACTGCTTCGTTACCGTGTTTACGCTTAATGTAAGAAGCACCTACTGTATTCATAGCGCCTGGACGAACTAATGCGTTTGATGCAGCAAGATCTTCAAATTTATCTACACCCATCTTGATTAGCAAATTAGTATATGGGGTTGCTTCTGCTTGGAACACTCCCTTTGTATAGCCTTCGCTTAGAACCTTATAAACATCTGGATCATCAAGTCTTAACTCGGAAAGATTAATATCTTTGCCTGAACGCCTTTTAATTGAAGCAAGGGTATCTGAAATTACAGATAAGGTTTTAAGTCCTAGTGCATCTAGTTTAATAAGACCTATATCCGCAACCGTGTCCATGTCGTATGCGACGACAGGAATTCTACCTGATACTAAATCACTTGCATCAGCTCTTGATTCAACAGGAGCATACTTTCTCAAATCATCTTTTGCAACTACAACACCTGCAGCGTGTACTCCAACAGATCTAATTCTTCCACGAAGTCTATCTGCCAGCCACAGCACTTCAGGATACTTAGCCCTAAACTCTTTAGTGTTTGGTGAATCAACAAAATCCTCAAAGGTATCAATAGATTTCATTGCACGGTTAACATCTGAAAGTGGAACCATAAATACACGAGCAGCATCTCTAATTACACCCTTATCTTTAAAGTAAGTGTATGTAGAAATAGATGCAACGTGCTTAAACTTCTTCTTTAAATAGTCTTTAACTTCTTTACGACGGCGGTCTTCAAAGTCTGTATCAATATCTGGGAAATCATTACGCTCTGGGTTAATAAAACGGAAGAACAATAAATCATATTTAATTGGGTCTACATCTGTAATTCCTAGCGAATAACATACCAGCGAGCCAGCGGCAGATCCACGACCTGGACCTACCCTAATATTATTTTCCTTTGCCCAGTTAATCATGTCTGCAACAACCAAGAAATAGGAGGCAAAAGACTTATCTTTAATTACAGATAACTCCTCATTAAGCCTATCAATGTAGACTTGAGACTCTGCCAAACCTAGCCTTTTAAGGCCTTCAGAGGCCATCTGAGCCAGTTTCTGGTCGGCATCCGTCTTGGGTACAGGGAGTAGGTCTAAACCACTGTTAAAATCGTATTCTCCAATTTTCTTAGCAATCTCCATAGTATTATCATATATATCTGTACGAGTAATTCCAGCCTTATTAAAGTCAGCTTCAATTTCAGACCTTGATTGAATAAATAAATTGTAGTCCTGAAAGGATATTCTACGGTCTGGATATAAGTAATTTAATCTTTCATTAATATCTTTAATCTGTCTAGACATTTCAAAGTCAGCATCCTTATCCATCTTGGGGGATGTTGATAATATAAGCATTGCCTCTTCTAGGACTCTATCTTCTTCTTTAGCAAAGTGGGCATCTCCTGTTGCCACCGCCTTAATTTTAAGTTTGTCTGCTAATTCTAGAAGGGCGGAGTTGATCTCCACAGGGTTATGTGATTGCACTTCCACGTAAAAATCTTGTCCGAAAGTTTGTTTAAAGCCTTTGAGAAGAAGTTCTGCTTCCTCCATGTTACCTTTATCGATAGCCTTACTAATGAGTCCATTAAGACATCCGCTGAGAACGATAACACCTTCGCTATAATCATTTAAAACCTCTCTGTCAATTCTTGGCTTATGGTAAAAGCCTTCGTTCCAAGCAAGCTCTTGGAGAGTATTGATATTCTCTAATCCCTTTTTGTTTTTTGCCAATAGGATTATGTGGTTATATGCTTGAATAGATTTATCTGTCTTTGAAGACTTATCAAATCTATCTGTTGGAGATATGTATGCCTCTACTCCAAGGATTGGCTTAATGCCTTCTTCTTTACATGCAATTTGCATTTCACGGTGTGATGATAATGTTCCATGATCTGTAATTGCTATTGCTGTTTGCCCCGCCGCTTTTGCTGCCTGAACAAGTTCAAGGGGAGAGTTAAGCCCATCCATTAAAGAATAGTAGGAATGCACATGTAAGTGTGTAAATTTCATTTAACTCTCCGCCTCTTAACCTATTACCAGTCTACGCTACTTGATGAAGTAGACTCTTCGCCATTACTGTTTTCACCAGCAAAGAATGCTTCTTGCTCGGTGTATGGCATGTCACGCACTGCTGTATCCTCAAGCTGATAAAGCTCAAGTGATGAACCATCAAATGGTGTTTCATCTTTTGCAAGTGGGATAATTGTGTAACTTGTGTCTGTCTTTGTACCAGTACGCTTGATGCGCCACATTAGGTTAGTAATGCTTCCCATCTCTCCAGCGTACTCGATAAGTGTTGGTGTGATTGTTTTTCCACTTGAACCCTGAGACAAGATTCCTACATAAGGATCTTCTTTGCCATCATCAATAAGAACATTAATGTAAAGTCGTGAACGACCCTTCCATCCTGCCTTATAGTCCTTGCGGTGTTGTTCGCAACCGTAACACTTGCCTTGATCGTCCATTGTGCATAGAGCCTTACGACGATAGTCTTTTGGATTTGTGTGTTCTACTGCAATAAATCCTAGACCTAGCTTTTCATTATAGGTAGGTGAGTCTGGATCAAGTTCTTGAAGAAAGCGAACTTTAACACTTTCTGCATCCTCTAACTTAACCCAACGAGCCTTTGTACCGTCTCCACCTGAAGACTGTGGCTTGTCCATTACTTTGTTAAGGTCTTTTAACCCTTTTACTATTCCCATGTTTCCTCATTTCATATAGTTGATGGTGTATATCCATCTTTAGTTTGTTTTTATTATGGGTTCCAAGATCTGTATTCTATGTCTGATACTGCATTTTTAATACAGATTTTAATTTCTTCATCAGTCATATCACCAGCATCTTTTGCATCATGTGGGTATATCTTACCATATTCGTACGAAGCCCACAAGAGGTCTTTATTCTTTAATCTATTGGCTATGCTCAAGCCTAGCTCTCTGCCAGCCAAATCTGCGTCTGTCATTACGGTTACCTTATTAAAATATCTATTTAAAAGTTTATGCTGCTCGGTTGACAAGAAGCCTCCAAGCGTAGCAACAACATTTGGAAACCCAGCCTGATGCACACGGATTGCATCAAAGCTAGACTCCACAACTATGACATTGCTGCCAATTCTTTTGGCACGATGTACATTAAATAACGTTTTGCTCTTTGGCAGGTTTGTACTATTCTTAAAAGACTTTCCTTCAATTGATCTTCCTACAATTCCAATTGGTGTGCCGTCTGGGCTATGAACTGGAACAGTAACCATATTTTGTTTTTCGGAGTATCCCAAAGAAAAATGTGTCATTGAAGACATCTCTATTCCTCTTGATTTAAAATAATCTTTAGCCTTTTCAGAATTAACTAATCCATTATATAAACCCTTTAGTGTCTCTTCTGAGAACTCTTCAAAGTCTGGCTTGTCTTCTAATATACCAGCCATGATCTCATCAAAATTATCTAGAGCTTCTTTTTCTTGAGCCCCTATAAATCTAATGGCTTCAAAATCATTCTTGTGCAATACACGTCTTACTAGTTCTACTAATGTTCCAGACTCTCCGCATGATGGATTAAAGCATAGCCAAACCCCTGTAGATTTGTTTATGCAGCAGCTTGCCGTATGTCTATTAGAATGAAATGGGCAGTAAAACATAACCTCATTACCTGGTTCTGCCACAATATCTAAGCCTAGATTTTTAATTATAGACTTGATATGGTTTGGCGCATACTGCGTGGAATTAACTTTCCTTGCGTTATGCCCTCTGATAGCCATGCTTGCTTCTTTCCTATATATACTCCGTAAAGTGTCATTAAGAACACCCACGTTTGTCCGTCAAATTGTACCGAAAAGTTAGTATCTATGTCAAGTACTCTTGCATAGCCCTTGCTCCTCATGTCGTGAGTAAGCATGCTTTCGTACTGGTATTTTAATCTAGGTATACCAGAGTCGTCAGCAAACTCAACCCTTACTTGAAATCTTTTTATCTGTTTGTGGTTCATCTTTTTGGAATGGATTCTCATAAATTTCTTTGACGATACCACGGTTGATATCCCAGTCTAGATAGAAATTAAAATCGTGACCGTGTCTATTCTTTCGAGAGACGATCTCAATCATATTAGTTTGTGGGTATCTGTGAACGGCCAGCGCCATGTCAGCATCATACTCAATTGCTTTAGACCAAGCAACTTGGCTCATCATTGGCGGATTATCTTGATCAGAGATATCATCTGCTGTTGCAGCAGTAATGTCAATAATTGGGATATTGTTTGATACTGCAAGCATTTTAAACTCACGAGAAACATTTCTATTTCTTTCTACTTCAGAGTGTGAACGCTTGTTATCATTAAATAGCTGATGATAATCTAGAATAACTAAGTCTGGCTTATGCTGATCTATCTTACCTTGAATAGTTGCAGGAGTAACTTCTGATGCACCCTCATTCGAAATGAGGACAAAACTATTCTTTCCCTCAAACCTTTTGTTTCCCCAGTTGCGGAAGTCATCAATATTAATATCGCCCTTTGACAAATCACTTGCACGAAATATACCAGAACCAAGCATTGTAAATATACGGTCACGCATATTCTCTGGAGACATTTCAAGAGAAACAATCATTGGCTTAAATCCTTGTTCCCATGCCTTGCATGCAAGGTAAGCGGTAAACCATGTCTTTCCTTTTCCTGGCCAACCAATTGCAACAATTAAATGTCCTGGTGCCATTCCTGTTGGATATGCTTTATCAATTGCTTCAAATCCAGTTAGAATACCAGGGGCTCCGCCCATTATAGATGAACGATCTTTGACTGCTTGATAATGTCGTGCAGCATTTTCAACATCAACAATATCTAAATCTCTTACGTTATTAGTATACCTGCTTAGATTAGCAAGGTCGCTTTGCATTTGTGCAAGAACTCTAGATGCTGCATCTTCTTTAAGCGCAGATCCTCCACGAATAATAATTGTCTTAAGTTTGTTTGAGATAAACTCATTCTTTAATATGTCTAAATAGTAACCAGTCTCTGCCTTAGCCTCTACTGGCTCAAAGTCTTTATGGCGCTCCATAAGAACTCCTGCTTCAGGAACTGCTTTAAACTTATAATAGTATGACTTTAGGCTTTCCCAAATATCTCTATGTGATGTAAAAAGCTCATCTACATTGTCTGCCAGTAGTGTGCTGATATCTTTGTTCTTGCACACAGCAGATATTAGTGTTGCTTCTGTATTCACTCTTCGCCCTCCACCATCTTCTTAGTCTCATTCAATAGAATGCTACGGTTAAACTTGTCTTTCTTAATTTCTTTATTTAAGGCATCAATTCTATCAAAGTTATTATAAAAGAAATTTAATGGGTGCCCTGTCTTATTAGTAGAGAAATAGTATATTAATAGTTCCTGAGCACGTTGAAAACCAACGCTCTCTATAACATCATTCATGGCCCACTTCTCTCTAAACTTGTTTACAGTAAGTGATTTGTTATATCTTTCCTTATACAAGGATAGGTACAATCCAATTAAGACGTAGGGCTCTTTCTCATTTGCCACGTTTTAATTCTTCTTCCACCTCACGAGTCTTTTCAATAAGCTTGTCTTCAACAAACTTATAGACTCTCTCAGTAGCAGCATCTACATTTTCTCCGTCTCGAAGATCATCTTCAATGCCTACACCAATTTTAATGCTCTCGTAGTTACCTAGATTGCGTGTGAACGATAAGTCCACCTTAACTCTCGTTGTCACTTATGCTCCTTATTTGTATGGTTAGATAATGTCATATGGGCAAAATCTGATCTAACTTCTAATTCCTTTTTACAAATTGGGCAAATCACAATACGACTACTCGCCATCGTCATCACCTTTAACGCTTTTAATTACTACTGGACCGTTTAACGAGTTCCAGTAAGCAACTTCCTCTTCTCTCTTGCGCTTCTTTGCTGCTCCCGTTTCAAGGGTGTACTGTGCATTGAATGTCATTACTCCGCCTTCCAGACTGGGATGAAGCCGCTGTCTGTCTTAGTATACAATATAATGTTGTGTTTGAGAAGCCCTAAGAGCTCTGTTCTTGAAGGAACATTTCCCGAATGACCTGAATCTAATATAAACTCATGTATCTCTAATATATCCTTCTCACAAAACATATACTTAGACCAGTTCTTATTATCTGGATCTCCTATAGGATATATCTTTTGGGGAGCCTTTATCTTGCCCTCCAAAATATAATCATGTAAAGTAACAGTATGTTTATTTAATAATGCTGAAACATCCCTCATTGCATAAGCTTTACCCATATATTTTTCAACTTGAGAGTAAGAATACATCACTCTCTTTTTATCTGGGTAGCACCAAGCGACTATCTCATCCTTTGATCGAGATGATTTAATTACCTTGTGTATCTTATCGTTTAAGAAAAAATACCGTAGTTTTTTAAGGTTGCTGTTTCTTTTTTTTCTAGCCATCTTCCGAAAGCACTCGTCTCTTTATTGCACATCCAGCGTTTGCCGCACATGATACAAAATAACTCTACATGTAATTTTTGAGAAAAAACTCTGTCAACAAAGACTCTGCCTCTACATTTTCCACACCACATTATAAGGTAAATACCTTTCCATCAACTACACAAGAGTAATCTGGTGCAATATGAATCATCTGAATATGTGGATAATCATTTACAATATGGGCAACGGCAAATCCCTTTTGCCAATCATGGTGCTGGCTATACTTCATTCCATCACTCTTTTCATCACACATATGTCCAATTTCATAGCCGCGAAGGGTTTCTCCTTCTCCGCCGTTTCTAAGTTCATATGTTACCATATGTGAAGCAATTCTGTGTGAGTGTCCACGAATAAGGGAAACCTGTAGGTCTTCCATATCTTTTCTTACTGCGCCTGTAGCAGAAATAGAAAGTCCGTGGTGTACGTGAATATCTCCAAAGCGACGCTTTGGCAATTCATTATAATAGATGTATTCATACCCCAATGAGTCTAGACTCCAGAGCGACTCTGGTGTAACTTCGGTAATATAATCAGGAAGCTTTGCATCTACATAATTAAATACTCTTATATCATGGTTTCCTAATGCTGAAAAAAGTTGTGCGTCTGGAAGCATCTCTCTTGTCTTTGCATAAAAATCTCTTGCGCCCTTTGCTTCATGTCGCATCATTGGAACAATAAGATCTTTGCTATCATTTTTATGATAGTTTAAAAACTCAGCTGAGCGTCCCTCAGTATACTTGCTATAACAGGCTTGATCATCTGTATCCCCAAGGTAGTCAACGACATCTGGCTTAAACCATTTCATTACTTTAAACCAAAGGGCTATCATCTTATCATCTTGATACGGAAACTGCTGATCGGATGAAAGCATCCATTTTAAATCGTTGCTCATTTTCTACCTTAATATGTAAAAAAGTCACGGGTACGTGACTTTGATGTTACAGTAATTGTAACATATTGGTGGGGCTTGTCAAGGGGCTAAACTATGTCCCTCATGCAGATAGCTATTACATCTACGGATACATTTCTTGTTCCAGATCCAGTCATGCTGCAATAAATCTTTGGTGCTCCTGTTTTAATATCGCCTATAGCAACATTAACATTATCGTTATCTCCTATTGCATTTGTTATTCCTGTTGTAACAAAAACTTTATTTGCAGTTAATTCAGCATCAGTAAATTTACCATTAAAATTAAAAGTATGTGTTTGTGCTGAAGCGGCAGCTTTAACATTCTGAAAACTGTATCTATAGGTAAATATTACTGGTGTTTGAAGAGTTGTTACGCCAGACATTGTTTGATTAGACAAAGAAATTGAAGCTGACTGATAAACGTTATTAATGTTTCTAACCAAATTATTAAGCTTGGTAGGATCTAACGGTTCTCCGTCATTAAAAACAACTGGTATAAATTCATTTGTTGCCATTTATTTCTCCTATTTAAATTTCAGAAACTTCTGCAAATGTTTCCATTTGTTCTGAATATTCTTTGACAGCATTAAGCTTGTCTTCTTTTTCAATCATATTTTGTGTTAGCTCTGCACGTAAAATAGCAATTTGCGTCTCATAGTTTGAGACAATCTCACCAATGCGTTGTTGCAATGCAGTTATAACTAATTCAGCTTTATCTGCCAATTTATGCTCCTTCTGTTAGGGTTTCTTTTTCTGCAATTAGAACGTTTCTTTTTGCAGTTGCTGCCGCTTTTCTAGTTGTAATGCTAGATATTAAATCTGTATCTGGACTCAATACAGCATTTGCTTCTGCTAAATCAAGCTCAAATCCATATAGGGAATAATCAATTGATTTAAGGTGTAAATCAATAATTGCAATCTTCTCTTCGTTTGTTAAAGTAGTTGTCATTTTTGCCTCCTTTCATATTATATCATTTAGCCTTGATTAGTCAAGGCTTCCTTTTCTGCTTCTAGCGCCTGCTTCGCAGACGTTAAATCTTGTAAATATTGAACTAAGTTTACTTCAGTTTTATTACTTGGCGTATTATACATCCCTGGATTGTCTATAACGTGATTAACATGATCTATGTGAAATTGAATATTTGATATTCTTTCTGTTATTATCTCTATTTTATTTATCATCTGAAAGCACTAAATCCTGATAAACCACCTGTAAGACCTGCTGTGTTTACAGCACTAACTTGACAGGCATAGTATAGCGAAGCATTAGGCGAGGTATAATTAAAACTTGTTCCATAAACTGTATACGAGTTTATTTGATAATATCCGCTTCCAGAGCTATTGGTTGCCTCATACACATAAAGGTTATAGTATGAAATTGATGCCGCCCCACCACCACTAACTGTGCCAGCGCTTGGAGCACTCCAGCTAAATGGATATGCTGTTCCGCTAGTCCATCCGTTTGTGGGAGTTCCAACTGTTCCTGGTGCTGTGGCTGGAGTTAATACGGGAGCGGCTCTATATCCAACTACCCCACCAGACCACGATGATGCACCAGATGCATTCCTAGCTCTGACGTAATATGTTCTATAAGAGCCCTGACTAAGCCCACTATCAAAATAATAAGTAGAGCTTCCTGGATAAAAATCTGGAGTATAGTAATCTTGTGGAGTTCCTCCCCAGTAAATTTCATAAGATGTTGCACCAGAAACTGCGTTCCAACTAATAAATACATCGGTAGTTCTATTTGAAGATGCAGATAACCCAGTTGGTGTTGATGGGACTGCCAAAGCAACTGCCCTAGTTCCAGTTGCAACGCTACTCCAATCAGATTTTGTTCCTGTCGGATCTCCAGATTTATAAGCTTGTACATAATAATCTCTAGATGAGCCTGAAGAAATACTTGTATCTAAATATGATGTTCCAGTTATTAGTGATGTATTTCTATTTCCTCCGAAGTCTGCTAAATAATCGTATCCTGGCGCACCACCATACCAAATTCCATAGTAAGATGCACCAGATACGGCATTCCATGTAATGTTCACTCCATCTGTTCTTGTTGTAGTAGCAGATACTCCAGAAGGAGTAGAAAGTTTTACAACTTGTGCATTTGTTGTAACAGATGCGGCAGGACTCCATGTGCTAAATGTTCCAGAGCTGCCCTTTCCTCTAACATACCAATAATAAGTATTTGAAGCTGAAAATATTACAGGAGTTGTATATGTATTTGTGGTTATTCCTTTATAGTCTGCATAGGCTGCGTAATCTGTTGGAGGAATTGCATTCCCATTAAAAAATAATTCATAAGTATTTGCATCCGATGTTGCATTCCAATTTAAAGTAATTGATTGAGTGGCCGTAGATCCATTTGCATACCCAGAAAGACCTGTCGGTGTTGTTATAGCATTAGCTACTGTTACGGTTGTAGAATTAGTTGTATACGATGGAGTAGTTTCTACATATGGATAGTATGTTCCAACAGAATTATACGTGTGTGATTGACTATAATTTTGATTTGCAGTACCTGCGGACAATGTAATCCATCCTGAATTTGATCCGTCTCCGTAAACTAATCTATACGATTCAGGGTATGAGCTTAATGATGTTGGATATGAATTAAATGTACCTGTAAATGTAACTGAGCCACCTGTAGCAATAGATGATGAGCTTGCAGAAATTGATGGGTTTGTTGTTGGATCAATATCCCAATAATCATTAGCTTGAGACGTAGACACACCGCTTGGATAAACCCAATAGTATCTGGTACCAGAAGAATTGACAACGCTTATTTCATATTGGAATGACCATCTTGATATTCCTCCACCATATGTTGATCCATTAAAAGTTGAATTAATTGTAAAAGCATCATATAGGGTAGCCGTTGAACCATTTATAGAAATACTACTTATGTCTCCCGTTCCATTATAATTTTTTGTATAGGTTTGCCAAGCGCTTCCAGCAGCTAAAGATGTGGTTGGGTCATTTGGATTATAGTATAATCCATTTTGATTATTTAATACACGATATCTAACTCTAAATGTTGTACTTGGTGTTACTCCACCAACAGTCCAATTTAAGTAGGTTGCTGTACTAGTAACTAAATTTCCTTTAGCATTTTTACCAGAACGACCATTACTATCTGTAAAGTTTACATTTGATATTGTAATTGGAGCACTAATTATATTTGATGGGGTTGACATATATGTTTGATACCCATAGTGTCTATTATACGAATTATATGGTACTACTTGAAATACTATGTAGTACCCTGCATCTGCCGCTTGAATTGTATATGTATCAGAACCTTGAAGGCTTGTTGAATTATTTGTACTGTAATGATCTCCTAAATATTCTTCTCTGACCAAAGTTCCACTAGGATCATTGCTAGTACTTCTCCACCATCTTATATAAGAGTTATATAGTTCTGGCTTGTTATACCAACGGTTTTCTAAGCTATATGTTCCAGTTAATGTACTTCCAACTGTTGTTGTTCCTGTTAAATTTTCACTATTAAATGAAGATTCCCGTTTAATTAATTTTATTGGACCTGCTGATGCTGTTACCAGATCACCATAATTTTGAACAGATATCCTATAATAAAGATACGTCTCATCTGCCCAATCTTGATTGGAGGGGGATGTTGATAAATCAAAAACGTCGTTATTATCAATTGTAAATCTATTTGATCCGTCTGGGGCTAGTGCGGCCTGAAAACTTCTTGATATTGAAGTTTCATTTCTTGGAGTCCATATTCCATCTTTACCATATAAAACCTCATTTACATATCTTGGTGACGAAACGCTTGTGCCATTATTTGGACCGTATGGATAAGGTGATGAATATACGTGAATTGCTGGTCCAGTTGTAAAGGTGACACCAGTAGAAGTTTTTGTAAAAACTTTTCTCCATCCAGTAGAAGTTTTTCTATAAAAACCTGAAGACCTACGCCATTCTTTAGATACATCTGTAAAGTTTGTTGCAGATGTTCCAGAATAAGAAGATGGGGTAGTTTTTCTATAAATATTTTTAATTTTTGTCCAACTTGCTACAGATCCATAGCCTGGGATATATGTAGATCCTTTAAATATATACCACGCCATTTAGTCTACCGTCATCCATATATCTCCCGCAACAAAACTAACTGTTTGATATGAGTTTGTTGCACGGTTATATACCGCTCTAGATGTATTACCGCTGCCTGGAATTGTTGTAGAACCATAATAAAATGCTCTACCTCTTGTTAATTCTCCATTTGTATTTACTGAAACAGAGCTTGAATTACCGTAGTCATTATCATCATCAACAACTCTAGTATCTGGGGTAAACTTAAGATTTGCACCAACAAGAATTTCTGAACCAGAGTATGATAAAATTCCATTTCCTAAACGAAATGATCCGTCGGATTTTAAATAATCTGATCCTGCTGTAAATTCAAATGCTGATGCTATTAATTTTACTCCAGTTATTAAACCGCCAGAAATTGTTCCTGTACTTGAATTTAATAAAAGCGGTGATGTTCCAACTGGATATCCATATGATTCTAAAGTTGTTCCATTAATATTCCAGCCCGTCGTTTGGTTTCCAATTTTTCCAGACGTTACTGATATTTGTCCGCTAATTATTGCGCCTGTTGCACGTAGTACTCCAGTATTTGTTACTGAAAATGGGGTATTTGTATCTGGGGTTCCCGCTCCTGCCCAAAACGCATATCCTCCAGCTGTAGCATCAATTTGTAATCCTACAGCAGATGCTCCTCCTCCACCACTTAGTTTTGAAGTTCCAATATCCCATCCGCCAATTTTTCCATACTGACTAAATAAATATCCATCTGAGGCTCTTACATAAAAGTTTGTTGTTCCCCCGCTTGATGCTGTAATTGCAGCTGTTGTTGTTCCATTAATTAAAGCATTTGTACCAATTAAAATTGTTCCAGATCCAGCGGATACTCTCAATACTCCGCCAGTATCTGTGGCACTTCCAACGTCCACTGTTCCTTTAAATACACCCGCCTGAGCATTAATTGTTCCCGTTACGTTTGCAGATGTTGCCGTAAGTACTCCGTTTGAAGTTACATCAAAATTTGCTCCGACAGATAGGGTTCCGCCATATACAGAAATATTTCTTGCTATAACTGCACCTGCTGGAGTTACAGAAAATTTAGCAGAGGCATCTCCACCCGCTGTAGTTGAGCCAGCCCAGAAGGCGTACGTACCACTTGGAGATAACCCAGTATATTGCGTTGTTCCTGCATGTAATGTATTTTCAATCTTACCCGAATAAACCATCCAGTCTGCAATTTTTGCATTTGTTGTTATTAAAGTAGGGCTTCCGTCTGTAGCGTTAGCTATAATTTGAGTTGAAGGTGATCCTCCAGTGTTGTATACATACAAACCCGTTTTATTTAATATTGCTCTTCCACCGCTTGTTGCAGAATCTCCCGCAAGAATAGATCCTGTTGTGCTTATCTTAACTTCATTGGCAATTAAAGAAAGCATTCCTGCTTCTAGTGGGGTAACTGCTTGTGCTGCTGATGATAATGAAGAGCTTCCGTCTATAGCAAAATATTTTATCTTAATAAAAACTTCAGAGTATGTTGAATTAATTACTACTCCTGGACTTGATCCAGAATAAACTAAATTTGTAGAATCGTTTGGAGTAAATCCTGATGTTGCTCCTTCATATACTTTAGCATAAGAGGCTCCAGATGGTAAGGAATATACAACAGTGTATCCATTTGATATTTGAGTAACAGTAAACGTTGGAACGATTGCTGCTAGGGCATTTACTTTTGATGCAACAGTAAATGCAACTCCTGATGTTTTATTTTCTCCACTATCAATAGATTTTATTAGGCCAGTATAGGATGTGTATCTTTGTCCAAACTGAGCAAATAGCTCTGAATCTGTTATCTTTACAGATCCTGCCCCAGTTTGAGATGAAGGCCATTTAAAAAATGTTCGAGATACTCCGCTATTTGTTAAAACAATTTCAAATCTTGCACCCGAGTCTGTGTCTGGCATAGTATAAGATACAACAATATCGTCGCCAGACCATGCTGCAGAAACTCCAGTTGCGTCATTTGGTGGAGTTGTATCAAATACAATTGGAACGTAGGCTGCTCCAACTTTATAATTTGAGTAGGCTGAATATCCTCCAGTTATTAGGCGGTGTCTAATTTTAATATATACTGTATTTAATTCTTTAATTATAACTGGAGCATTTGTTGCGCTTCCGACTGGAAGATATGTTCCATTTGCTGTTGAAGACTTGTAAACAACGGTTTCCCAATATGTTCCTGTTGTTGGTATAGCATCCCAGCTAACAGAAAATCCTAAATCTACTGCAGTAATTGCCCAACTAGAATCTAAAATTGCCGCCCCAGCCAGTGGGTCTGAGTAAGCTGGAATTGTAAATGCTGATCCGCTGGTTGATGTATCTATATATGTGGTCTTTAAAAGTCCCGTAAGCGTTGTAACAAATACTCCAGAAAAACTATCTCTAAGATTTTGTGCTGTAATAATTGCTTTCTGTGCTGTTTTGCTTTTATCTAGCGTATAACCAAATGGAACTGTGGTTGATCCAGATGTCAAATATATAACAAACCCATTTGCAAGACTTGGCGCATCCCAAGTAATTTCTAAATTTATTCCATTCCATACTGCAACTATGTTTGTTGATTCTGGACGAGCAATTTCAGGGGTATTTAATATTTTAGCCACTGACCATTGACCTACGGTTTTATCTGCAAACTGCCATCTGAATTGAATTGGATATGCTGTAGATGGATCTAAGTCTGGGATGACAATATCAAACGTATCGCTGCCTGCAGCGCCTACGCTATAATCATCTAGATCTTCATAAGCCATATTAGAATCCTAGATCCAATCTATATTCTACGTCTACTTGCCTTCCAGCTAATTTTACTAATGGTGTTGTTAATACTGAACGACTAATTAAACCAAAATTTGGGTCAAAAGTATCTTCGTCATTAATTCTTAAACCATCTAGCCCAACTGAGGTTGATTGGCCAGATACTGGTGTTATGGTTACTGCAATTTGATTAATATTAGATGGATCAACGTTTAATGTGCTAGCATTTGAAAATAAATTATTTAATGTTATATCAGAAGATATTTTATATCCAGTCCCAGAGGCTGGAGTTACGGTTACTGAATAGTAGTCTACAGATGAGCTATAAAATTTAATAATAATGTTTTGTAGATTAGCATCATTTTTTACATACGCTAGCTTTAAAGTATCATTTACGCTATAGCCCGAAAGGTCTATTGCCTGTACATTTGTTTTATACTCTTTTGCAGATGTTCCGTTAGATGACATGTTTAAAAGGTACTGACCAACCCTAGCACTTGTTGTTGTTATTGATGGTGCATTTGTCCAGTCTAATTGATTATCAAAATCTGCTATAAATTTGCTATCATAAGAGCTTAAAGATTCTTTATATTCTGGATATAGCCCAACTTCTGTAATGTATCCTGCAACATCTTGTGGGATTGTTGCTTTATAAACTATAGAATATGTTGTTGCATCATTTAATGTTTGTATGTCGGTGCTTCCAAACAAGACTGGAGTTCTATAGAATTCAAATCCTAACCTTGTGTTTGTATCTAATGCGGCAGTGCTATCAATACCAAACGCCATTGACTTTGATGAAAAAGAATCTCTTCCCGCTAAAAAGCTTGTTAAAAATCTTTTACCATATTTGGTAATGACATTTTCGGATCTGTATACTTCTTGTCCGTTTTCGTAATATATATATGTTCCCTTTAACATGATTCCCCTTAGAGTGGTGTAGAATATCCTGAATAATATGTTTTGCCGTCCGTTGCAACAATAACAACTCTTACCCTTAGCCATCTTTCAGAAGCAGTTGCAGCAGTGTCTCCTTGTGCAGAACTAACCCTGTAATCTTTATTTACTCCGCTATTTCCTATTGCTAGTGTAGCATCAGATACATATGACTTAATCCCAGAACTTATTTTTGTGCTTGTTACACTAGATGCGGATCTAATTTCCCATTCATAGCTAACTGATTGATATGATCCAAGACCAGTTACATTGTCCCAGCCCCATGCTACTGCGGTTCCCGTTCTATCAAATTTAACAGATGGGACATTGGGAGAAGGCATTTTAAATCCTATGGGAGTTGCTGTTGCAGTTGATACTGCTTGCCCCCTAGGTTCATTTCTTGCATCTACTCCAATTACATTTGCTTTATTTTTGCTAGAGTTTCTAATTTTAATAATTGCTTTAATTCTTATTGAATTAAAAGTGTCATAGTATTGCTGATAAGTAATATTTTCAATGTCTGTTAATTGTGGGATATCATTTATTACTACTGGAAGATTTGGATCTGCTGGAGTGGATCCGCCTGATCCTCCCGAACCTACTCCTATAGAAAATGGAGAAACTAAATTAGAAGAATTCCCTTCATCAATATCTATTCCAACTGTTCGTCTTACAAAGACACGATCTGGAGAATTTTTTGGCAAAACAATGGGAGGACCAGTAACAACTGATTTTCCGTCAACTCTATTATTGTCTTGTGTCATTTTATTATTATATCATTTAGTCGACTATAAGGATCGACATGTGATCTCCGTATCTAGACCTTCGCTAAACGTATGTCTAACATTTGTAACTATAAATTTTTGTGTGCCGTCTAACCCCTGATATGAATACTTGACAGAGACTATGTCGCCAACTGCAATAAATGGGTTTCCAAAAACTGATAAATTAATTAGCTTACCTTTATTTACAATATTATTTTTAATCCATGTGCCTAAAGCCTCTACATCTGAAAGGTTCTGTAGCCACGAGGACTCAAATACTACTGGCTCCTGATTTATATAATCAGACAATATGTCGGAATTATACTCTAGGGTTCCAGATGGGGCAATAGTGTCTCCATACAAATAAAAAGTTGCAGCCTTTTCATCATTTAGTGGGGTAAGCGCTGAGCTGTTATTAAGGACATAGGCCTCTCCTCCAAAATTGCTAAGCTTTGAGCCAAGGAGTTTTACCGATGTATTCAGGCCTGTTGAAAATTTAATAGGGTATGCTGGTGCGCTATTATATCTTAAAGATACCTTTCTAATTTCTCTAACCGATGTACCAAACTCATCAAGGCCCACTGGTTTTAATTGATTATCTTCTTCTATTGAGTTATTATATATAATATCTCCAAACCCAGTATTTAAATAGTCGTTGGAAAAGGATCCTCTGTACATGTTGCTTACAAATTCAGAGTCGTTATATGATTTTTCTAAAATGTCCGTTCCGTAGACATAATCAAATATAGCCTCTCCATATTTACAAACTATGGCAATTGTTTTTGTTGGTTTTAATATTTGGTTGACAGAGCTTTTTCCATTTTCATCCTCATACACTCCAGAGCTGTCTGTTGCTGTAATTAAAAATCCGTTTATATATACATTTATCTTTACGGTTGATAGATTTACTTTAACCTTAACATCAATATCATAAGATCTTCCGCCGTATACCCCATTAAGACTTGTTACTGTATTTTTTTGAGTGTCATTTAATACACGTATATCTCCGCCTTTTACTTTACATATCCTGACTTCTTTTTTATTAACGGCACCTGCTGTTTCTGTGCTGTCAATTAAGATATAATATCCGTCATTTCCCTGACCGTCTACAAAGAATCCAAACCCTGCAGACTGTTTTGTTCTATCAATAATAGACTCTAAGAACATCTTTGTACCAAATGCGTAATGGCTTGTTGAGTATGAATTTATTGCTTCTTGAATATAAGAAGGTAGTCCAGCATATGAGAAAGTAGTTGTTGGTAATGTTATTGCAGTAAATGTTCTATACGCAACAGAATATTCTTTTGGACTAGTTGAGCTGTTAGACATTCTTAAAAATGATTTTGCGGCTGCGGCTTTATTAATATCTACAACAGTGCCTTTATATCCTGCAACATTATACTCAATTGGAGTTGCAAATGATCGATATACAGTATTGCCGAACGTGCTGCCGTTGCTTGCTTTTACAGAAATTCCATAGGATTGATTTGTTGAAAGATCACTTATTGTAAATGGATTTTCAGTTTTTGTTACCGTTTGAGAGGTGCCAGAGACAATAACTCCGACTGAATCTAATTTATAGTATGTTACAGAATAGCTTGCTGGTTCTACCGTCATGTTTGTTTTAGAAATTTTTACAGAAATTGATGATGTTGAAACAAAAGTTATTTCTGGTATGGCACCAATATTGGTAGTTGACTGAGGAATGTAACTTTCATACTCTCTATATGCACTCATTATTCCCACGTAGCCTTTCTTTGAGACCAGTCCGCTAGCCCAGTAAGTGAGGAGGCTGCGTGGTACGCTGATGTAGTTCCAAACGCTCCTCTTGTCTTTACTCTATATAATCCTGTTGGTCTAAAGTATGCAGATTCTGCTGGCTTATTTATATCCGAATATCCTGGCTTAGATAAATGCCTATATTTATTTACATCTGACGAGGAAGCAACCCAAACATTTTGGGATGTGTATGAGCCAATTGGTGTGTATTGATACTGTATTGCATCATATTCAATTATTTCTGAATCAATCATAACATAACCCGCGTAGTTATACAAGGTTGCATTACTATATTGATCTAGTGTTTCTACATCTACCGCTAGAATAGTATTTTCTGGTGATGTGTCCGCAGCAATGTCAGATCTTAAACCACCAGCGCTTAGGTAAGAAACTTCATCAGTCCACAGGTCTCCTGAGTTACCAGCATAGTTGGATGTTAACTGACTTTGCCATAAAATTTTAACTTGATTTGCAGAAGGAATTTCTTGTTTATTAAAATCAATTATATTAGGAAGGGTTGTTCCATCTGCATCATAAGTAAAAGCCCAGTCTATCGAACTTTTATTATATATATAATCACGGCTTGCAAACTGTAATATATTATTTTCATCAAAAAATGCATTCATCTGTATGTCACGGCATAATTCCTGAAGGCATTGCCAAACTGTTTTTGATCCGTTTGTCCACCAGTAATTAATAACTGGGATAGACTTATCATCTGTTGCAGTTCTAATTTCATAACTTGTAAATCCTACTGAGTCTAGTAGTCTTCTTATAATGCTAGTTACTGGGTATGACTCGCATAAAATATCTGGGGCTAATGTATCCATTAAATATTTGGCAGCATCTAAAGCATTTAAAGACACCTCCCCAGTATCTCCTATGCTCCATGAGTCTATATAGTAAGACCCTTGTGGAACTTTATCGTATAATTCTCCTGCAGATCCATATGTTCCTGCAGAATGATATACTGAAAAATATGGCTTAAGCTCAGCATTTTTTACTAAGTAAGACTTTGTTATATCAAAATCTGATGCTCTATTATATGAAACATATTCAAGACTAGATTGATTATATTTAACTACATCCAGACTTAGGCTGTTTGCAGTAATTTTACCGACTGGTAATATATCTTCTGAGCTGGCAGAGGATTCTTTTTGTATATCAAGTGAAACTATATCCGATGATATATCCTTTATCCATCTTGCTGATAGCTCAATAACACCTAATACTTTCCCGCCGCCTGGGTTTGTTGCTTGAAGCCGAATTGATTTAATTAGTTTAGGAGTAGCATATGAAGAAGGCTCTGTTGTAGTCCAAGTAGTTCCGTTGTAATACAGTACGACCTGACCTGATGCATCTACGGTAGATGGCCCAACCGTTGCTGTTGTTGCGTCTGAATATGTAATTGTCATTGTGTAGTTGCTTGGAAGGGCATGTGTTTTTTCAAATCTTGCAACAATTTTATTTGATACGGCAGGTTTTGTTGCTGCAGATAATGTTGCCGTTGCTGATTGCTCCCTTGCCCAAGCTCCTGTTGCAGATGATGCAATAGTAAAAGATGTAGGGCTTGGAGTAGAAGCAATTACGCTTGCTGATAAATTAAAAGCAGATGTTGATAGGCCAGTAATAGTAACCGTTTGTCCAGAAGATAGCCCATGGTTATTCAATGTTTTATAAGTTACAATAGACCCAGAAGAGGATGCTTCTTTAATTGTTGCGGAAACAAGAGAGTATGTAACAGTTAAATCTGCGTTTTGATTTATTGGCGTAACCCAATATTTATATGCAGTTGTTACTCCAGGATAGTAAACTCTTGGGTATAGTGTTGCAACTGCAGACTCATATCCATCTGTTTGTGGGGATGTTGCTCTTGGATAAATTAATGTCTTGGGTGAATAAAAACTATTTGCTGGAGTATCTGTTTGTGCTGTTGTCCAAATCAAATACTTTACTCCAGAGTAAAGTGGACGAAAAGGTTTAATAATTGAATCTATTGGAAAAAGCTTTTTGTAAGTATTTACTTTACCATTTTCAGATTTAGCATAATATTGATCCATGGTAGATGGGTATGTAACAGTAATGTTATCAAGCATAGAGTTCATGTTATATTCTATTGTGCAGCCTGTGTTTATCTTAACTGATGATTGCTGCTTAAATAAATTCTGTACGACAGTATTATTCGTAGATGGAACTGAGGTAATCATTATACCTGCTCCATTGCAATAGAAACATTCCAAAATTCTTGAGCTGGATCAGCTGACAAATTTTTAACGTTTCTCTTTATTACCTCAAAACTGCAAGATGTAAAAGACACCGTAAATATTTCTTCTCTATCCGCAAATGGTGTCGTTTGATTCTTACCATATACTATCTTAAGTTTAAATACGCCTTGTCCTTTAGTTCCCTCAAAATATGATTTTAAATCTACCGCTCCATATCCTGCATCTACTGTCATATTTGAAAATGATGGAAGCATATTCCATGATGTGCTAAATTCTCTTTTATCTGCAATAAAAAACTTTCTAAGTGTTCCATTGCTCATTCTAGTTACTTTTTGAATACGGTTTTGTCCAATAGACATTGGCTGTCTGTTATGTTCTGAAAGCTTTACCCATGTCGGGGTATCTGTAGTAGAGGTGTCAATATATAGAAGTGAACCTACTGGTAAATATACTGTGCTTGCCATTAATTCATTCCTCCCACTAGTACTGTCTCTCCAACTTTTGCACCCTCTGATCTAGCAATATCTTTAAATTCTTTCCAAAGCTGTCTTCCGTTCTTTGGAGCTTCTGCAAAATTAAGTGTAGCATTAATTGTAACATTAGAGTTGCTTGATCCTGCTCCGCCTTGCTTAATTCCACTTGATGTAGAATATGAAGGAATATTATATTGTGGCATTGTTGCGGCATTAGGATAAATTACTCCTGAGAAATCAGGTCTAATCATCATTCCTTCTTGTTGTGCACCTAACGGATTAATTCTATCATTTATTTGCATAAGTTGTCCAGCAGCAAATGGTCCGCCTAATGATTTCTTAATAGGAGTTGGGCCTTGATTTACAATATAATTTGAAGCTGCTACTTTATATGTATTACCGCCATATTCAAAAAATTGTCCAACCTTTAATTTGTTTTCTCTAACAATTGTTTCTTTTGCAATTTGAGAAAGCCCACCTTTATTTGTATTGCCTCCGTACTTAGCTTTATCTTCAGCAATTGGAAGTGCTGTTTTTGATGTAGTTGAGCCAGCTGGTCCAATTCCCATATATGCATTATAAAGATCTCCAAGAGACTTTCCACCCATAATTTTTTCTGCTGCGTCTTTAGAGATAGCGGCATCTTTTGCTAGGGCTTTATCTGCATCTCCCTCTTTATAGCCTCCAGCAACTTTTGTTCTAGGTAAAATTACTTTTCCAGCTGTTGAATTACCGTCTTTATCAATTAAAGTTCCAGTAAATATTTTCTTTATCTCTGTTGCAAGATTTTTGTCTGAACCCTTAGCATCTGCAGAAACTTGTTTTGCAAGGTTGCTCAAGGGCCCTCTTACTAGATTGTCCCTGTCTTTTAAAGCTTCTTTGTTAACAGGATCTTTGTCTAAAATTATATCGACTCTATTTTTTTCTTTTTGAATTCTTTGATACTCGTTTTGATATTGATCAATCTTGTTCATTCTTTCAGTTGCAGAAGCAGCATTATTTTGAGCATTAGTTAGATTTTTTGCAGCTTTATCTGATAAAGCCTGAAGCTTTTCTCTTTCAGCAATTAATGCCTTTTCACGCTTTGCTCTATTCTCTTCAATTGCATCAATAGCTTTCTGAGTTTCTCTTTCTCCAACAAGCTGCTTTATCTTTAATTGTGCTTGTGCCGCTCCAGCCATATCTCCAGCAGCCATTTTGTCGGCGTATTCAAGTTGAGCTTTTTGAATTTCAAGTGCTAGATTTTCCTTAGACTGTGTTGCAGCAAGGGCTTTCTTTCTAGCATCTGCCTCTTCATTAATCTTATCAATCTTTTTATCAATAAGCTTAATCTCTTCTTTAATCTGGTCTTGAGTTTTTTGTGCATTTACTGCTGCTTTTTGTCCGCCCGCAGCAATTAACTTTTGAAGTGCCGCTATTGAAGACTGAGCTTTAAATGTAACTCCACTTCCTGAAGATGTTTTTTCTGATGCTGATATAGCAGAATCTAATGCAGCCTCAAATGTTGCAAGAGATTGAGCTTGTTCTGAACTTATTTGACTTAAATCCGTTCTAACTCCAGAAAGAAGCAATCTCCATTTAGCATACATTCCTGCAACATTGTCAGAAGTATTAAGTATTGCCGCTAACTCTGGTTGTGTTTTTTTAAGGGCTTCAATCTGTCCTTGAGTAATTGTTGTTTGAGATCCTTGCTTTGAGTTAATATCGCTTAACATTTTTGACATGGCCTCTTGTTGAGTCAGGATTTTTCCATTTTCATCTTTAGTCTTTAACAATTTTTGAAAATTACCTTCTAAAGCTACTGCAGTATTAGAAATAGCATTACCAAGATCTTCTCCGCTTAGAGTATTCATATTTTTACCAAGCTTAGTAATCATTGAATCTGCTGCAGTTGTTGCGTCTATAATTTCTCTAAAACCTTTACTTGATATAGCATTAAATGCCATGGATGCTTTATCTGATGCAGATATAATTGAATAAATTTCATTTGTTGCATCTTGAGCAGACATGCCAGCAGCAACCATTTGAGTTTTTAAATTTGTAGCAATATCCAGGACTTTCTGTTGTCTTTGTCCTTTTGTGCCTTCATCAATATTTGTAAATGTGGCAACTAGCTCTTTTTGATCTGTTTTAGCTTGTTTGATATTATCTCTAAGCTCTTTTATGCTTAAAGTTAAACCTTGTACCCCTGAAGAGTTAAGAGATTCATATGCATTCTTTCCTTTTGCTCTAGTCAGTTCAAGCTGATCATTAACTGCCTTGATAGAATTAGAAAGGTTATTATATTTAATTCCCGCTTCCGCTGCAGACTTTTCAGTAATTCCAATCGAGTTAGACTGCTCAATTCTATTCTGTTCTTGCTCTTGCTTAAACTTTTTAAATGCTAAATAAGATACAGTTATTGCTGCAGTAAGCGCAAGCAATGGTCCTGCATTTGCAAACATTCCCATAGCTTTTCCAGCTAGGCCTGCGGCTCCGCCAACTCCTTTTAATCCTCCAGATATGTTTCCTAGCATCTTTGGAATACCAGATAAAAGATTTGGAGCCATCATTGGAAGAATAGATGCCATTTGCATTATTTGTCCAGCTTGTCCGCCCATCATTCCGCCAGCCATTCCCATGCCCATGCCGATACCCATACCAGCCATAGGTCCACTAGCCATTCCCTTACCGACGAATCCCTTTTCTCTTTGTTGTGAGTAAGCAGACCCAAATGTTATCCTTCCTGGTTTTACTGGATCATCTGTTCCGTCTACAAAATATTGAGGTGCCTGAGCCATTCCTCCATTTGCATAACCTCGAACCATTCCGCCGTCTGCCATATACATTAATCCACCCTTAGATGGATACCTTGTTCCGCCAGATCTTCTCCATCTAGCGGTCATTGCCGCTTGAGCCATTTTTTCTGCAAATGGAGTTTTTATTAATCTTGGATTTGGTCTACCTGCTTTTGGATCATCTTGTATTGATTTTCTAAAACTTCTTGTTTGTCCAGACTCGTGCGTTCTTCCATTAACTATAACTGCATCTTTTCTTTGTGGTGATGTAAAAGTCATTGTTGATCCTGCTGCTTTAGCACGAGCCTCTTTAGAACCCATTTGAACTTCATCACCCGTCATTAAATTACCAAGAGAGCCCTGAGTTATATATTTTGGCTTTGAAGCAGCTTGAATTACTGATTTAAAAGATTCTTTTGATGCTGGAGGTAAAGATACAAATGTTTTCTTTTTAGATTTAGCAAAAATATCTGATAATGTATCATCATGAAACATTTGCCCTTCTGGTAATTGATTTGCAAAATGTAATAAATCACTTTTTAAAGTAGATTGTGTGTGTGCATCCATTCCTGGTAAATGTTTAAATAATCTACTTTCTGGAACGTCTAAAGCTCTAATAAGTTCTTGTTTTGTAAGTCCGCGTTTTCCAACTCTTAGAGCATCATTCTCTTCTCTATAAAGTCCTAAAATTTGACCATCTTTAATTAATAATTCTTGATCTGGGTAAGCTGTTATAAAATCATCCATCCCAGCTGGGAGGTGATCTCCGTATGCATCTCTTACGTGATGCCCCATCATTGATACCGAAGTAGATGCATGAGCCCTTACTGGACCCCTAGATGTATCTATTTTTAATGGAGCAGGGTTGTTATTCATTGCTTGAAGCACTGGCAGATTTGCAGCAGTTGCTTCTTTTGTTACAACAAATTCTCCTTCAGTAAGCATTGCTGGAATTTTGTCTGTTCCCATTGGTATAAATTGTGGACCTTGAAGTTCTGGATCATCACTTCCATCACCTCTGTATACAACTCCGCCATTTGCAAATCTTTTTGGAATTGTTGTTTCTGTACTGTACCCAGCACCAAATGTTCTTACTCCTAATCCGCCCGCAATTTTATTAAGAAGACTTCTAGTTCTTCCTGGTCGAAGAAGCTCTTTCATATTAGATTTTCCAGCAGCATTTACAACTGGTTGATTTAATAGGGGAACTGTTGTTAAGCCGATTGATCTTCCTTGTTGCCCTGCAATATCTATTGATGCCTGTGCAATCATAGACTCTACTTGTGCATTTAATTGAATAATTTTAGATCTTGCTTGATCTACAGTTATTTTGCCTGCTTGAAGTTCTGCAACAATAGCTGCAGATTCTGTTGCTGCATTTGCTGTAAGTTTAGTCATTGTAGGAAGTAATGCTTGATACGAATCAGATAATGATGATGTTATTAAGCCCGTAGTTTGAACTTCTTTTTTAAGTAATGCAATTTCTGTTTCTGATTGCATTGCAAGTGCGCCTGTCATTGCATGCCATTTAGCAGCTTCAGCTGCAACAATACCTGTAGATGCTCCACCTATTGATGTAAGTCCTGGAATCTTTGGAAGATCTCCAGACATATACATCTGTGGGTTGTTTCCAATCTTTTGATTAACCTTTGGCGCTCCTGGTACTGTGCTAAAAATTGTTTGTTGTGATTTTTGATCTAGCGTCATTCCAGCAACTGGATTAAGATGTGACATTGAGCGTGTATCTTCAGGGCTAATTAAAGGATGATCTGGATTGACAACTCTTCCCATTCCACCAGGTGACACTAGGTTGCCAGCTACGGTTGAAATTGCTGGTCCTGCAGATACTGCACCTGTCATTGCTTTAGATTGTAGTAATTCAAATTCTGTTACAAGCCCTGCAATTGCTGTTTTTAATACTGTTGCTGCTTTTGCATCACTATAAAATGTTTGTTCAACAAGAGATCCTGCTTTTTGTGCTGCCAAAATTTCTGGCGTAAGCATCTTCCAGCCTTCTCCGCCTTTAAATAAGGATCTGAAGTGTGAAGCTCCCTTAATAATATATCCAAAGAAGTTAGCAAGAACACCCGTTAGCATAATTACTGGGCCAATGATTGCTGTAAATCCTGTAACAAATGTCAACAAAGATTTAATTGGGTCTGGTAATTTGTTTATAAACTTAATAATTCCGTCTACGACATTAATAAAGAATGTCTGAATCTTTAAAAACTCTTCTCCAACTCCTGCAAGATCTGCCTTTAATCCTTCTACTGCTCTTCTGTATTTTCCAGAAGCAGACTCTGTTACCATTGATAATTCTCGACCCGCTACTCCTGCTAATTCTTGAGAGCTAGCTTTCATTAAATCCATTACCTGAAGGGTTTGGCTTCCCTGCTTTCCTAAGTTTGAGAACAAAGCATTAAGTCGAGCAAACTGGAACTTTCCGAATAGCTGTTCAATAGCCTGTTGTTTTTGCAAAGGATCTAGGTTATCTAATGCCTTTTGTAGCTCTAAAATTGTTTCAGTAAGATTTCCAGCATTTTTTGATACTATGCCGCCTAGGTCTATTCCCATATCTGCAAATTTTGCTGTTGCAACTTTTGTTGGGTTAATCAAGGAAGCAAGTGCTGATTTAAGAGCATTTGCTCCCTCTGCAGCATTAATTCCACCTTCTTTCATTGCTGTAAGATAAAGTGCTAAATCTTTTACGCTTCCACCCATTCCCTGAATAACTGGTCCCGCTTTTGGAATTGCTTCAATTAGATCTGCAAGGCTTGTTGATGTCTGGTTTTCAACTGCGTTGAGAAAGTTAATTGATTCAGATAGCTGATCTGTATTTTGTTTAAACGTATTTTGAATTGCCAGCGTTGCCTTCATGGCATCTTGTCTATCTACTTCACCAAGTACTGCAAGTCTGCTTGTTTCTTTAACTGAAGCTAGCAGTTCGTTACCCTGTTTACCTGTTGCCGCAATATCTGCTGCAAGAGTAATAGTATCTTTAAATGAAACACCATAGGCCTTTGCAATATCTCTTGCTGTTTCAGTAACTTCTCTTCTTACTTTTCCAAGCTCTGCTGCTGATGTAGCTGCAACTCCACCGTAAACTTTTGTAAGTCTTACTAGTTCTGCGTCTGCCATTCTAAATGCATCGGCTGCTGCTTTACCAAATGCTGCTAGTGGGACTGTAAGTCCTACTGTTAATTGACGACCTGCCCACTGAGTATTTTTACCCCAGTTAATCATTTGAACTCCACCATCTTGAATAACCTTATTCATGATTTGAAGTTCTTGTTTAGCAAGAGCAGTCTTATTTTTTATTGCATCAAGACCTTGTGGAATATGTACGCTATATTGCATAAGCCCTTGAGCATTTTTGCCCATTGGCTGTATGATTGCATTTTGTAGTGCTACTTGCTGTTTAGCAAGGTCTCTAATTAATCCGCCTTGTGTTTTTGTATGCTGGCTAAATGTCTGAAAATACTGCTTCAGTTTCATTTGGCCCCTGTCTAGGTTGGTGCCAAACTTTTCAACATCCGATGTTAAGGTAACAAAGTGTGTTGCAAACTGACCAGTTCTTCTTAGGTTTTCACCAAAGGATCTGTTCATCGTAGCGACTTGACTTGCAAGTCTTGCGTCCGACTGAATTATTTGTGCTTGGAGTTTTGATAGAGAGGCTGCAACCTTATTGACATCTGCAATAAGACCTGAAAAATCTGCATTAGCAACTATATTAGTTACAATATTTTCATCAGCCATTTATCTTTATGTTACTCCTCTATGTAGCCTAGACCTGCCCCAATTCCAAACCCTGCTTGTTCTGCAAAGCTTCCCTGTAAGGAAACTATATCATCACCTGAAGCATTTATACCAAGAGCTTGTCTTTGCACATCTTCAAAAGTTTTTGCTTGAGTCCCTGCGTCTTCCTCAGTTACATCTAGATCTATTCCTTTAAGACTTGCCGTAAACTTTCTGTCTTCCGACTTTTGCTTCTTAAAAGACTTCAATGTTTGAATAAGCTCTGGCATCGAAAGACTTTCTTCTAGTTCTTCGTAATTCTTCCAGTGACCTAGAAGAAAAACTTCACCTTCTAAAGCGGCTAAATCTAATTCTGACCAGCCAGAACCGCTGCCGCTAGAAGGTTTGGGTCGTCCATCTTAATCCCACCACATACCTCAAGTATGCGATTGATTGTGGGGACGTCGAGTGCATCTTCTAATGCATCTCTATCTGCTACCAAATCTGGTAGTTGTTTTTCAAGTGCTACTGCAACCGCATCAATTAATACATTAAGTGTTTGATCTTCTGTAGTTGAATTGCTTGCTGCCTGTAATACGAGCATAAATTTTCTTAGCTCTTTGATACTCAATGGCTTAAGCTTAACCGTTGAGCCATTTTGAAGCGTTAGTTCTTCTACGCTATATACTGTTGTTGCCAATTTAATCCTCCTAGGATCTAGTCTTAATTATTATAACATATAGATATTATCGACACAAATGAGAAACCCCCAGTTTCCTGGGGGTTTTCATTAATAAATTGAATTTATTATACTACTAATACACGGTCAATAATCTTGCCGTATTCTGAGCCAGAGTAGTTAGCATCTGGTAGAAGACGGAAAGTCACTGGGAATGTGGTCGCAGTTGTACGTGCAAGAGAGTGCTGTGACTGTTGTACAGACAAAACACGACGTGCATAATATACACGCTCAGATGAAGTTGAACCTGCTGTTGGAGCCTGTCCTACTGCAATTAGTTGACGCTCTGTTGGAGCGGCACCAAGTGATCCTGCTGCTAGACCAAGTTCTTGCTTGGTAGTTGTAGATGTTCCAGTTACTGCTGAAAGTGTGCTTGAGCTCTGTCCGAACACTGTTACGATGTTCTCTAGAGTACCTTCTGACATTTCTGTTGCGATCATAACTTCCATTGCAGACTTGAACAGCTTAGCTGTATCAAGTAGCTGATCAACTGTTACTGAATCGAATGTTGGGTTATATGTGATTTGAAGACCATTGTTAGTAAAACCAACGTTACGGTATCCAAAAAGTCCTGCTGTTTGGTTTACGTTATTAAGCGTAGTTGCGTATGATGCTCCTGGTGCAAAAGCTGGAACTCCAACTGTTGTTGCACCTGATGAGATTGCTACGCCTGCTTCTGCGTTAGCGATATAATCTGAATCGTTAATGTCAACATTCGACAAGAACAATGGAGATGCGCCAACTAGAATATTTTTAGCATTACCTACGGATTGTGCCATAGTTATTTTCCTCCTATTTATAAAAATATATATATATTGTTGTAAATCATTAAATCTTGGCTGGCTAGGCCCTTCCCTCTATGTACAATAATAGAGTATAATGCGCCCAAAGGCAAATTAAGCAAAGCGTCCAGTAAGGCCTAGGTGTCTTGCGTATTTAACCTCAAGGATTACATCTGCTGATAGGAATCCTGCCAATTCTTCGGATGGGGCTGTTGGAGAAATATCAGCAACAAATATGCTGAAGAATTTAAACTTCTTGGATATGCCAGAATAGGCATTTGCATCCCTAGCTGAATCATCCATTCTTCTGAATAAATCTGTCATTAGGTTTCTAACCTCATTTATATCTGAAACATCTATTGAATATATAGTGAACAGAATCTGCTCACAGCATATAGCCCAGTTGTCTTCATATGATAACCCTATCTTGTCATAGACTATGTGCTTCTTCCCGCTCAAAAATTGATTCATTTCTGGAGACTGTTGAACTGGAATAATTGGAACAATCTCTTGACCTATATTGTCTGAATAATAGTCCGTGGCTGTAAAAATATTATTAGCTTTTAATTCAGACCAAAGGTACTTTCTTAAATCAAGCATTATATCTGCCTTATAGTCTGTCATACTGCACCTCCAAATGCTGAAGCAATTGCTGATTCTGCATTCATATTTAATGTGTTAGCATTAAATGAATATTTAACTTTTCTAACATCTGATGGGACTCTCATTGCTTTAGTTAGTGATGAATTAAATAGTTGTTGGAAGCCAGATCTTTTAATTGCTGTATTTACTAGATTGCCAGTAAAGAATTGTGCGTAAGCTATTTGGAACCTTCCAGTAGCTTTGCCTCCACCAGGCCTTGTAACGGTCACAGAAGCCCCTTTGGGCATATATACTACTCCAGTACTAGTTTCAAATACTAAGCGCTCTGCGAACTTAGGGCGGATTACTAGAGGTATTCCAGCTTCCATCACGGATGCTTTATTAATAAATACGTGTCTTCTCTTTCCAAATTGATTTGGGACGGCAGATTTAGAAGGCAAAAAGCTAGATGTAATTTTAAATGAAAGTCCGTCTGTAGACAATACCTTTAGCTTAAATAATCTTGAATTTTTGTTTCCCGTCTTTTTCCACTCGTACACATGATGCAAAGACTTAGGATTCATTCTTGATTGTGAGTCTACATATAGACCAAAGTCTTCTTCTATTTGTTTAAATATTACAGACTGAAATTTCTTTTGAAATTGTTTATTTGTTGTTAGTTTAGATACTACTTGTGCGTGATAATATATTGCAGCAGATATTTGTGCTACTGTGCTATCTCTTAAAACGGTGCCTTTAGTTCCCGCCATGCCTTTTTGAAGACCGCTGGCAGCCGTGACTAGTAGTGAGCTATTATCCAATTGTCTGGTTTTCCGATCTCTTGACAGTAGAGTTATATCCTAGAACTCCGCCCAGTGGATCTGTCATTGGAGTAGTTCCCATTAACTCAAAAACTGTAGGAGTGTTAGTTGGAAAATTTAATTCTTCCCAAATTACAGTTCCTTCTGAGTCTCTAATATTTGTAATTTTTTCTCTTAAAGTTATTTTTTCTGATGTTCTAATTTGTAAAATTTGATCATTAGTATATTTATTAGACATTACTTGTCTATCTCCAGTTCTGCTGGAAGAAGAGTTACTGATAATACCTTTAGCGCTGCAAGGAACTGTTCTATCAAACTGCCATTCTTTTTTTATAGAACCTGTATCTGGATCTTGTAAATCAAACTGTCTGTAGACATCCAAGAACATAGGCATAACGGAGTCAACAAGATCATACATTAGATCACAACCATTTTATTGATAACATACGGAAGAAGTAGTTGATCTGCATAGAGATTGCCTGTTCCTGAATATGTACCAGAATTGTACTCGAATTTCCAGTCAAATGTTTGAATTGACTTCATGTACTTATTACGCCAAACCTTATCTTTTGAAAAATAATCTTTCATTAATTCAATGCATGCAAGATCAACTTCATCAGGAACTTCTTCCCATCCAAACTTGCCTTGAACTCTGTATGTTACTCCCTGTTTAAATACCCCATTCCATACATCATTTGTTGGAGGAGGAACCATGCCGTTTGCTGTATACACAGTATTATCAAGCATATTTGCTCTATTAATTCTTATTCCAAATCCGCTCTCTGAAATGATTGTGTTGTAGTTCCAATTATTAACATTAGTTAAAGTATTTAAAAGCAAGATATCATTTTGATATAGCTCATGCAGTTCTGCTAATTTATAAGGAAGTGGCAAGACATCTGACCCTGATCCATATGCAATCTGCACGTCATCGTATAAGTAAAACTGTTGCTGAGTATATGCTTCAATTAATTTTCTAGCGTATCTTTCAGCACTGCATAATTCAAAATATGATTTAGAATTAGGATCTGAAAAATCAGATCCCAACCCTAAAGAATCAATTGCTTGGCTCAAATCTGTATATGGAGTCTGCACATAAATCTTATGGTTCTTTTCTGTAGAAACTGAGCCAACTGTGTATGACCAACTCAATCTAAGCTGTCTTTGTCTGGTAGTGTATGATACTGGAATATACACAACATATGTACCCGCATCTACTTCCGACTTTACAGCCGTTAATGTTGCAAGTATTGTTCCAGGATTTATAGGTGGAGATATTGCTGGATCTTCTGTAATGTCATATAGCCGAACAACTGGAAGACTGTCTGAGTCAGTTAGTTGCCCCTGCCAAAACACTTTGTGCGTTACTGGTGAATTTGAACCTACTAGAATTTCCATTTAATAAAGGTTAAGCGTAGTACTCCTGAACTTCCTTTGGAGTTGCTAAGCGGAAACCCTCCTCCTTGTCAAAAATTTCTTGAGCGTCTTCTGATGTCATTGCGACAAAAGGATGCTCTTTTGTAAATGTATAGTTAAGAATATCATATCTATAATTCTCTCTAGTCATTCTGACTAGCAATGTATTTTCTGGCTGAGCATCAGGATTAAATCTTGGAAGAATCTCTTCTGCATCTTCGCTGAATTCGTCTGCCGCTTTTTCAATATCCTTAATAGTCTTTTGGTAAACAGACCAAGTTACTCCCTCTTCGGTAAGAGCGGCAACAATATCGGCCTTATTCTTTAGTCCATCAGTGTCAACTGCAAAGTCCTCTGCAACTTTTCTGAGTTCTGCTACTTTCAATGTCTCAAATGACATATATTCTCCTTTGTTAGGTTCTTCAATTATAGCATTGTTAAATTAAAATGAAAAGCCCCCAAAATTAATTGGGGGCCTTTCTGGGGCTATTTCTTAATTAATTAAGAAGCAACCTTAACGTTCTTTACGACAACCCAAGCATCTGCTTGTTCGATCTGGACGCCAACACGAGTGTACATTGTGTACTCGATTGAGTCCTTACGTGGCCAGAAGAAACGGTAAACAGTTACATCACGCTTGACACCAATAACTACGTTATTTGGGAATGACAAGTGGATATCTCCGTGTGAACCTGAAGCTCCTGAGTGTGTACCAGTCTGTGCTTCTGCAAGTAGCGGAACTTCGATGATCGGAATACCGAACGCGAATGGTGCTACGTATCCTGCAGGTCCACCTAGTGGTGCGACTCCGCCACGGATTACGCTTGAAGCGATGTCCTGTGGAATTGTCTGGTTTGTTCCAATACTGTTCTTGTATAGGAAGTCCTGAATCAAGTTTGATCCAGCAAGGAAGCGAAGGTCTGCACGACGTTGCTTGTACTTACGTGGCATAGCCTTAAGTGCCTTGTTGAATACTTCACGAGAAACTTCAGCACCTGCTGCGTCTACGACGCGACCTGATGCCTTTGCCTTCTTTACAACGCCATCAAATGACTTGTAAAGAGCGTCTCCTGTTAGAGATGTGTCACCGTTAAGAATAACATCTTCGATGTCATTTCCTGCCTGTGTTGCCATCAAACGTGCAATATGATCTTCTAGATCTGCACCTTCGATGTTGTCTTCTAGAGACTCAGTTGAAAGCTCCCAGTCCATGCGGAGTTTCTTTGTTGTTAGAGAAATCTTTGAGAAAGTTACTGCACTATTAGCAGCATCGTTATCTCCTTCAGTTGCAAGCTTCATAAGCTTCTCACCAACGGACATACGGTCAATCTCGGCTGTGTCTGACTTCATACGAACTGTACGTGCAACTTTACCGATTACGGTTGCGTCGAACATATAGTCAAGGAAGCGGGCAGACTGTTCAGGGTTAAGAAGACCACCATTGCCAGACTCGCTAGCTGTGTGTACTCCAGAACCACCAGTTGTTGAAGCAAATGTACCACGGGCTGTTGTGCCAGTTGCAATTGCTTTTTCTAATGTTTCATTGCTCATTATTTATACCTACCTTAGTTAAATATTTCGTTCACGGAACCGAGGAAAGAACCGTTCCATTTGGATTTTTTGATTGTTACTTCTTCTGATCGGCCAAGATCTGAAGACTTCTTAATTGCAGTCTCTGATTCTACTGCGTCGACACGCTTTTGTACACCATCAATCGTGCTCTTGATATCATTTACAGCACTTGAAAGTACTGTGTGTTGTTCTGCCAACTCTGAAATTCTAGCATCTACGCTCTTGCTGAAAGCTTCAACAGTCTCTTGGATTGTTGTAACTTGTGCTGCATTTGCTTCAGATGCCTTATTTAGAGTTTCTGAGAAAAAGCCTTTTAGATCGCCTAACATCTTTGCAAAATCAGGTTCATCAACCTTATCTTCTGATACTTCGGCTGCTTTTTCCAGAGTCTCGGCAGGAACGTCTTCTGCTACTGCTTCTGCAGGAGCCTCAGCTGGAGCTGCATCTTCTGCAACAACTGCTGTCTCTTCAACGGCTACTTCAACTGCTGCATCGACTGCAACATCTTCAGTAACTACGTTTTCTGTGTTTTCTGACATTTCATTACCTCCTTCTGCGTTTGCCTGTTTTGCAATTTTTTGTGTATCAGGCAACGTAAATCTTGAATGCTTATATGCATCAAGAATCTTATCAATCTCTTTTGCTTTATTAACATCTGAACTCTCAACCCAACCAATTAGTTGTGCTGGCTTACCAGATACTGGTGAGTCATATGTCTTATCTGTTGAGATAAAAACAGAATTACTGTCTTCACAGTAAAAAATATTTTCGGTTACAACATCTACTGCTATACCCTTTGCAATGTATTGTCCATTTACTTTCTGAATAGAAAGAATGTTACATAGCTCATTTGCTGGAGAATCTACAATTGATAGCTCCATCAATTCGTAGTCTTTAATAAATCTTACAGTTTTACCTGTAGCTTTATTAACTTCGTTATCTGACTCTTTAATCTTCCCGCCGATTGAGAATCCTGAAAGAGTTCCATCTAGAACTTTCTCCCAGCTATCTTGTGCGCCTTTTGAAATGTATGCTGTTACATAAACTCCGTTATAAAACTCTTTGGTTGTTGGATCATAGAAAGTTTCTGGCTTAAAAGAAACCATCTTTCCAACTGCAAGAGATCCATGCATTTCACGGATGTTCCCACGAAAGCTTTCAAATGCCTTTACGCTTGCTTCAGAAGTTACAACGTCACCAGTTTGGTCTACATTGTCGAGTGTTGCAAAACCAGAGACAGTTCTATTTTCACGGTTAACTTTAGTGAAAGGAACAGACAAGTTAATGTCATTGCCATGGCTAGTCCATAAAGACTTTTCAATATTCATATGCTTAATTTTAGCGACTTATAGATAAAAAGGCAAATAACAGTTGAGTGGGGTTAGTCAACCTGTCTGCCATCGCCTTTAGCATTTCTTCCCTCACCAGAAATATCTGGGGTATTTGCTTGGCGATCTTGAGATCTTTGTCTAGTATTTCCAGCCACCGCTGTCTGCTCGGCTTTTGCTGGACCTTTAAGTTCAATAACCTGATCTCCGCCATCTAGAGGAATCATTCCCTTTCTAATTCTAACTTCATTAGGGGTAATTACCTGCATTCTTAAATATCTTTCGTCAATTTTAGACTGAGTATCTTCATCAGTTAAAGTTAATTCATTAAATTTAAGTGCTAGGGCATCTGTCTTTTCCTCAAATATTTTATTTACTTTCTTCTCTAAAATCATTTGGGCTGGACGGCAAACCTGCTCTTTAAATGTTTTATCCGCATCTCTTGCCACTGCCAAATTTACGCCTTCTGGAGTTCCAATCTTATTAATTGGGACACGGTGGGCCAATAGGATTTCATCTCTATTTGATTTACGATAAATATTAAATGAAGATTCCTGTGGATTTGCCTCCACTGGCTCCATCTTAAATTCTGTCTTTGAGTCTGGGGTATCTCCTGGAAGTGGAATATATAGGGATCTATGATTCTTTCCCTTTAATCCGACCTGGAAAAATTCAAGCAATTTTCTCTCTGACTCTGGAGAAAGCTTTGCTCCCTTTACTGTAATAATATATCTTGGGACCGCTTTATTTTCAAAGTAGTCTAGGTTATATCTGCCAGATAGTTCATTTCCTGCAAGTGCTACCTGTGCTGCAATAATGTCTGGAATGCCGTAGTAGTTATTCATAGGGGTATATTTCTTTAAATGAATAATTTCATTAGGGCGATCTTCTTGTCCAGCAATTGGGTTCTCTGTTTCTGTGTCTCCAAAGTTATTGAAGTAAACAGCCTTGCCATATAGCAATTGAATAAAGCCATCTCTTAGTCTACGTACACGCATTGTTTTTGCTGGTATATGCCCAATGTATCCAATGTTTCCGCCAGTTGTTCTACCAATTTCAATATAGCCATTTCCTGTTGCTTCTAAATCTGTATAGGTTTTAATTAAAGTTTGAGTAAATGTGTCTTCATCATTTGTAGTGTCTAGCCATGCGTGAATATCTTGTCGCAACTTGCTTATTTTTCTACGTGCTCTTTCAAGAGACTTATCATCTGTGAGTGCATCTAGTGCATCATTTGTTTTCTTTGTTTCTACAAAGTCATAGCCTAGTCCAACAATGTTTGCAACCTTTGCATTAATTGCTGCATAGTTGTATGTTGATGTTTCGTATACAACCGATAGGTATTCAAGGTTATATGTTGGCTCTACTAAGTCGAACATAGCATATCCTGTAATAGCTTGTGCTAGTAGGTTTTGCTGTGTTCCCGTTCCTTCTACACCAGTAAGCGATTTAGAAAACTCTCTGCTTACCTTACGCTTAAATGAGGAACCTAATCCTCTAACTTTTTTTAATTCATCTATCCCAGCAGCAAATGGGTCATTGCTTACTTGATCCTTTTTTAAGGAGAACCAGTCTGCTGTGTTTGAAATATCAATTATGTTTTCAGAACTTTCATCGTCAATAAACTCTACGCTCATCTTATACCCCTTAACTTTTTCATATCGTCTTTATAGCTTCCAATATCTAGTGGGTCTGGGACTAGTCCCCAGTCAAGTCTTTGCTTTTGGTGTTGGAATTCTTCATCGTCAATTTTTCTTCTTGCAGAAAGAAATTTAGGCCCGCCTTCATAAATACCGAATGAGCGAACTTCTCTAGCCAAAGCATCGATTCTGGATCTATTTCCTTTTTTGGACGTGACTGAAAGAAAGTTCCCATCGTCATCTCCTATCCATCTGCCGTCTGGCATTTCCCAAACATATATCCCAAGAGTAGATTCTTCTTCAAGGACTTTGGTATTTATGCGATTAATATCCATAGTAATTTATTTTACCATTATTTCATACACAAGTCCAGCTTTTTGTCACAAAGTTGGACAAATTTATATACTCTGCAACACAATCCAGTCATTGTCGTAGAAGTCTACAGAGTTTTCTGTCAAAGTTATGGACGAATCGTCTGCAATTGTGGCTGATCTACCTATGTGCATATTATAGTGAGACAAGGCAAGGGTTGAATTAAAGGCGGACGGGTAATAAGAGATATACTGATAAAGGCTAGAAGGACCCCCTGTTGCTGTGTGATTAAATAGGATTGCTCCTGTAATTGGCCCACTTGTTACTATTACCACATGGTAAAGCTCATTTGCTGTAAATACTGAGGCTACATTTGTTTGGGATGTCTGGTTTACTCCATTTACATAAATAGCAGATATATTAGATTTAGTAAGAGTTCCATTTGTTATCCATGAATATCTTGCGGATACAAAGTTTCCATTTGCTCCGCTTAACAAAATAGAATTTGTTGATAAATCTGATAGGGTTAAGAAGAACTCTATTGTTCTAATTGATTCTGCGGTGTTAATTTTGAATCCCGCCCCTTCTGCTGTTGTCAGCCCATTTAGCTTTTGGCGGGACAAAATAGGGTATCTAATTCTTCCTAGAGTCATATCTTTTGAAGCAAATCCAGATGTCGCCTCTATTGTATAAATGTAGTCTGGGTTGCTAGGGGAATATAAAACCTGATCTTTATAAAAGCACACTAGAAGGCTATAAAGTCGTGGAAGGAATTTAGTTGTATCTGATGAGGTAAATGTTATCTCAAGATAAAGGGTTCTTTCAGAACTAAATGCTCCTAATCTAAATTGAGGAATGGCTTTCCCATTAGCACATGCTTGCCATGTTGTTCCATCTATAGAAGTTCTTACAGAGACCCCGTTATCGCCGTTCCACTCTATCTTAGAGGAGTCCAGATCGAATCCTGCAGGAATTGCTATGGCGTCTGTCACAACTACGCTCCTAGAGGCTGCAGAGGCCGTTTTCTTAATCTCTAAACATTTCTCTTCTGTGTTATAGGATAAATACTCTGTAGCAAAATATTCTAATGGGCGGTTGGCGGGATATGCAAAATTAAATTGCTTGCTTACGCTATCATCATATATTTCAAATAATGTTCCACCATCTGGATATGAAATTTGAAGGGGAGAAGTGGTACCAGAGTATTCAAAATGTTCTACAATTCTATCTAATCCCAAAGCATATCTATATACTGCTGGAGCATCTACAATAAAAGAATCAGATGCATTTGGGGTTGGCCCCAATTTTAATGTAATTGTGGCATTGGTAAAGTTATAATTAGTTAAAGGTTTGCTTACAGCAAATTTGCCATCTACATATAATGACATTTCTGTAACAGAGTATGTAGCTACAATATGATGAGATTGGCTGATATTAGGTAAAGTATAATCAAGTCTTTCCGCCTCAAGTTTAAATACTATGTTTCCCTTTTCATAGAAGATTCCAACATTTTTTGTAGAGTCTGCAAATATAGTTGTTAGGCCAGTTGTTGTAATTTTAGGATAGAACCACACCTCTAATGAGAATGCATTATCTGATGAGTTTGTATCTGCAAATCCGCCATCGGCGGTAGATCCATAATAATCTTTAGTTACGGGTAATGTTATGTATTTAGTATTAGTTATAAGGGATCCATTTGCTCCGCCTGAAACAAGTGGAATTAATCCTGTTGTAATTCCGCCAGTGTATGTACCTGTATTGCCACATCCAGAAATATCTAGGGCGGTGGTGCCAGAAGACTCATCCAATGGCCAGAAGCCGATAGGATAGTCTTTAATTACTTTAAGTTGATATGACATAGGCTAACCGCCTACAGATGCTTTTGTGTAACGGACGATTACTATTCCTGATCCTCCGTCACCTCCACGGGGGTCACCACCATTATAAGATCCGCCTCCGCCTCCTGAACCAGTATTAACAACACCGTTGCTTCCAGTTTCAACACCAGTATTTTTCCAACCTGCAGTTGTTGGTCCACCTTGTCCGCCAAGACCTGGACCTGAACCACCGTTATGTCCTCCGCCGTTTCCTCCGCCTGCATAAGTTATAGCAGATCCTGAGATTGAACTTTGAACTCCTTGCCCAGCGCCTCCGCCTGAAGAACCTTTATTTAAAGATCCAATTTGACCTACACTTCCTGCTCCTCCGCCGCCTGCACCAACAGACATATCGCTAACATTATTGTTACCGTCACCACCGTCGTTACCTTGACCGCTTGTACCAAGACCCTTGGCAGAATAAGCTGACCCAAGGCCGTACGATGCTCCTCCGCCTCCTGAACCGCCATTTAAAGCATAAGTCTGATAACTTCCTCCGCCTCCACCACCAAGACTAGAAATTAAAGATCCTATACTACTTGGTAGGCCATTGGTAGATTGGCTGGTTCTTCCTGCAACTCCAGTTCCTCCGCCTCCTATTGTGACAGTGTGCGTTCCAGCTGTTATTGCAAGTTGTTGATTTTTATATCCTCCCGCTCCGCCTCCTCCTCCGATACAACTTCCTCCGCCTCCGCCTCCGCCAACTACAAGAACATCTGCATTTAATGTTCCCAAAGAAGCTACTAAATTACTAGTTCCAGTAAAGGCTCTATAATAATAGGTTGAATCAGAAGTTAAAGAGCCTCCAGAAATTGTTGGATAAACAATAATACTGAAAGATCTTGTTACTGCTGTATTGCTTCCATCAGAAGCTGATACTGTAAATGTAAATGTTCCTGCAGATGTTGCTGTTCCTGAGATTAAACCACTAGATGATAAAGATACTCCTGCGGGCAAAGACCCTGATGTTACAGAATACGTAATTGTATTTGATTCATCATCAGTTGCTGCCAATTGAATACTAGATCCAGTATAGGTTCCTAATGAACCAGAGGATGTGCTCCATACTGGTGAATCATTTATATAAAATGCGTCTGGTAATAATCCAAATAAATTTGAAGGATTTGTAACCTTAATATCATATGGCTCGTAATCTGGTGACAGACCAGTAAATAAAGCAGTCATTTGAACAATTGAATTATATGTTGTTGTAGTTGCTTGATACTCAGTTGCGTTTGTTCCAACTGCATATGCAATTCCTCCATCAACAAAGTTAGTTCCTGAAATTGTAAATGTTCCAGAACCTGTAGATTGATTATATGTTCCAGATGCGCTAGATATACCAGGAGTTTCCTGAACAATGTTCTGCCAACCGTTTGATGAGTATAGCTCAAGTCTTCCAACTTCGCCGTTAAAATATGGCTGACCCAATGATGGACTAGCAGGACGTGCTGCTGTATTTCCAAAAGGAATACCTGATATACCTGATTTTCTAATTGCCATTAATCGAACCTCCACCCAACTGTTGCGCCTGTATATATAAATACTGAACTTGATTGATTTACATCTATTATAGCATTATCTGCTACTCCATTAATATTGCTGCCGTTTCTTGCTATTGTAATATTGTTTGTTGCCGCCGTCCCTGATGCATCATATATTGCAATAGTGTCTCCTAGGGTAGGGCTGGCAGGAAGAGTAAGTGTTCTTGCCGCTGAAGTATTTACAAAGTAATTATTGTTAGCCGCCATTGTTATATTAGATGATACCGCAGATGATGCTGGACCTGTAACTATTGTTACGCTTCCGCCCAAAGAAACGGCGGACCCATTAACGGTAATTGCTGAATTAGTTAGGGAGGCATTTCCAATATTAGTTAAAGTATTAGATGCACCAGATATAGTTTTATTAGTTAATGTTTGGGTTCCCGCCAAAGTTGTAAAGTCGGCATCAGATAATGCCGTATTAAATTGGGCGGTAGTTCCAGTAAAAGTATTACTGGCAAGATTAATTGTTTTATTAGTTAATGTTTGGGTTCCATCTGTTGTAAGGCCATTAGGAATAGCGGTGCCGACTTCTTGCCAAGCACTTCCATCCCATACTCTTATTAATTTAGCCATTATACTGGGTACCTCACTATAATAATTCCTGAACCACCCGTGCCGCCTCGGTAGAAAGCGCTTGAACCACCACCAACACCGCCTCCTCCTGAGCCAGTGTTTACTCTTGCACTAAAAGCATTAGCGCCAATTGCGCTTCCATTACCACCACCTGCTGAACCAGTTCCACCAACACCACCGTTTATGCTTCCGCCGCCGCCTCCGCCGCCAGCATAATAACCAGAAACACCAGTGCCAGTTGCTGTAGACCAAGCAGTCAGCTGTGTTCCAGCCCCACCGTCAGCACCGTTACTATTAAGTTTTTGTGTTGCTGCTGCGGCTGAGCCTCCTCCGCCACCACCAGTAGTATAATTTACGCCATCTGTATAACCTCTACCACCAGCGTAACCTTCAACTGTAGCATATCCACCTGAGTTACCAGCACCGCCATTATGTGTATTTAATGGATATCCATATCCGCCTCCTCCTGAGCCTCCTGCAAGACCATTACCAGATCCAGTTCCCGAACCGCCGCCGCCGCCTGAAGCAGTAATAGTTGTAAATCCTGAACCAGAAATTGATGAATTAAGTCCATTAGAACCACTGAATCCAGATGATACTGATCCTGCGCCACCGCTTCCTACGGTGCAAGTATAGGCAGTTACTGTTAAAGATTGAGAAGTAAGTAATCTTAATCCACCAGCACCTCCTCCGCCTGTACCACCTGAAGAACCTCCTGAAGTATTAGAAGCACCGCCGCCGCCGCCTGCAATTACTAAAATTTCGGTAGTTATAGATTGTGTAGGAGTAAATGTTCCTGTGCCAGTAAATGCGTGATACCAATAAGTACCATCAGTTGAAATATTTCCGCCTGTTGCTTTAACAGAACTTATAATTCCAGTATAGAAGCTTCCTGAAGAAGTAAATGTATGTATTGTATTTGTACCATCATTGGTTACAGTTCCACCTGTTGCTTTTTGTGTAAGTCCTGCGTATCGAATAATTACAATACCTGAACCTCCTGCACCGCCTGTGCCACCTCCACCTGCGCCACCACCTGCGCCAAAGTTTTCTGATCCTGAACCACCAGATGATCCTACTGCGCCACCAGCACCTCCGCCTCCTGAGCCTCCTGCACCGTCAGAACCATATCTTGAAGCACCGCCGCCGCCTCCAGCATAAGTAATAGATGAACCTGAAATTGCAACTGCTATACCGTTACCACCAGAACCTGATGTTGAAGCAGGTGATGAGGTTCCTGCCACACCATCCCCGCCAACAGCACCAGCACCGCCACCGCCACCTGCGCCATCCCAAATACTACCACTTACACCACCACCATTAAACCCTTGTACGGGGCTTGCAGTTCTTGTTCCACCTGATCGTGGGTTGCTACCGTAACCACCGCCACCCGAACCACCTGCGCCACCACTAGCAGTGTAGCCACCATCGCTATCTACATTTGAACCTTTGCCACCACCTGTTGAGGTAATTGTAGAAAATACAGAATCTGTACCTTGGGTACTATCTAATGAGCTACCGCTACCGCCGCCGCCGCCTGCTCCGACTATAACTGTGTAAGCAGTGTTACTTGAAACAGTTATTGGGGACTCAAGGGAGCCTCCGCCGCCTGTTGCTGTTACGGTTGAACGTAATCCTCCAGCACCTCCGCCACCACCGCCATTATTTACTCCGCCTCCGCCGCCACCGCCGCCTGCTATGACTAAATAATTAACAGCAAAGTCTGGGTTTACTGCAGTTATGCTACTGCTTGCGCTACTTGCTGCTGATGTACCATTAACATTTGTTGCTGTAGCAGTAAATGTATAAGATGTGCCATTTGTAAGTCCAGTAAAAGTATAAGGTGAAGATGAAGCTGTTTGTGTTGTAGTTGCTGGGCTTGATGTAATTGACCATGAAGTAATTGCAGAGCCACCTGTTGCACCTGTTAATGTAAGTGTAGCTGATTGATTTGCTCCAACAGCGCTTACGCTTGGTGCAGCAGGCACTGTAGTTGCAGTAATTGCGCTACTCGCAGATGAGGCAACAGATGTGTTATAAACATTTGATGCGGTGGCAGTAAAAGTATAAGATGTATTTGATTGCAATCCTGATACAAGGATGGGAGATGATGAGCCAGTATTATAATAAGAACCTGGGGAAGATGTTATTGTATAGCTAGATCCTGGTACTGTTCCTGCTGTAAATGCAACAGATGCTTGACCATTATTGAATGCCCGCCCAGATCCTGAGTTTGTAGCAACTACAGATGATGGCGCAGTTGGATCTGCTCCAATTGGAATCCATGCCGTTCCTTCATAAAATTCTGGGTAGCCTAATTGTGTATTCATATACATGTCACCAGTTGTAGGTGAAGCGGGACGAGAAGCAGTATTGCCTCTCTTAACATGTCCATTAGCAGTTGTATTATGTGTTGATATTGCAGATGTTACAGATGTAGATGTAGCAAGGGCGGCAGTATCAGAAATACCATGTACTGTTGTTGTTGAAGAGTTATGTGCAGAGATAGCAGTAGTTACTTCAGAGTCCGTCGCTGCCGACGTATTTGCGCTGAATAAATTTGCTATATCTCTGATTCTGCTCATTAGTAAGTTATGCTTCCTGTATTGTTAAATCTATAAACATATCTTCCGTCTGGATTTGTTAATATCGGAGACCCTGTAGTTGAAATTGCTGCATTTGGTAAAGAAATAATAACTATTCCAGAACCACCTTCACCACCATCTCCGCTTGCGTGAGAACCACCGCCACCGCCACCGCCAGTGTACTGTCCTCCATTTCCAGCTTTTGCTGCTGGAGAGCCTCCAGAACTTCCATTGCCACCATTATTTAATGCGCTGCCTCCACCTATTCCTGCAGTGTTTGGAGAACCTTCAATAGAAGCTCCTCCTCCGCCTCCTAGTCCGCCGCTACCTGCAGTTAATCCAGTTTGTCCTACTCCAGTTGTTCCACCCCCGCCTCCTGCCCAATAATAAGAAGTGCCAAGAATTAAATTTTCTATTCCAACTCCTCCGTTGCCTCCAAACCCAGATGAGTTACCATTTGCACCTACTCCGCCTGCGCCACCGCCACCGCCACCTGCATGCATTCCATTCTGTGTTCCAGTTCCTCCAGCATATCCTTCTACTGGTGAATATGAGCCGACATTACCAGATCCACCTACTCCATTAGTTGGACCATGTCCTGATCCTCCGCCAGAACCTCCGCTAGTGCCATTTGCAAGTCCTGAACCTCCTTTACCTCCACCAGTTGCGGTAATTGAGCCAAACGACGAGTTTAATCCACTAGTACCATTTGTACCATTAGTATCTAATGAGCCTACTCCTCCTGACCCCACAACTATATTGTAAGTTCCAGGGACTGTTGGAATTGTTCCACTTCTTACTCCTCCTCCACCACCGCCTCCGCCGATGTGGCTTCCACCTCCGCCACCTCCTGCTACAACTAAATAACTCATAACGTTAAGTGGTGTTATAGAGCTACTTGCAGCGCTTGATGCCGATGTTCCATTAGCATTTGTAGCTGTTGCAGTAAATGTGTAAGATGTTCCATTTGTTAATCCTGTAAATGTATAAGTTGTATTTGAAGTTGTCTGAGTAGTAGTTGCTGGGCTTGAAACAATTGAGTATCCTGTAATTGCAGAACCACCTGTTGCTCCAGGTGTGATTGTAATTGTTGCTTGTGCGTTGCTAGATGCAGCGCTTACGCTTGGTGCCTGTGGAACAGTAGTTGCAGTTACTGCGCTACTCGCAGATGATGCAGATGATGTTCCAAAATTATTAGTTGCTGTAGCGGTATATGTATATTGTGTTGATGATTGAAGTCCTGTAACTAATATTGGAGAAGTTGATCCAGATGCTGTATATGATCCTGGAGAAGAGGTAACTGTAAATGATGTTGGAAGCCCGCCATTAGTTCCAACGTTAAATGCTACAGATGCTCTACCATTATTAAATTCTCTAGATGTTCCTGAGTTTGTAGCAACTACTGAAGTAGGCTGTCCTGGAAGAACTGGTGAAGATGCAAACCATCCTTGTGCGGTATACATTTCTAAGTAACCTAAATCGCCATTATAAAATACGTCACCAACTGATGGAGATGATGGTCTACTTGCGGTTGTTCCTTTTGGAACCCCACCTAATCCTGATGCTCTTAAATCGGCCATTATGCTACCTTCCATCCATATGTATTACCTGTAAAGACAAGAGTAAACCATCCGCCGTTTACGTCAATAATTAGATTTCCCGCATTACCATTAATTAACTTGGCGTTACGGGCCACAGTTATATTATACGTCGAAGCGTTTCCAGAAGCATCAAATACATCTATTTGATCATTTACTGAAGGTGATGAGGGTAATGTTAGAGTAAGAGCAGAAGCAGATGTTACAAAATATCTACGTCCTGCCACTAAATTTGTATTGGCTGATATTGATGCAGATACTTCTGTCTTTTTAGTTCCTAAAGATGTAGTAACTGTTGTAGCAAAACTTGCATCATCGCCCAATGCCTCCGCTAATTCATTAAGTGTATTTAGGGCAGATGGAGCGCTATCAATTAAATTATTTACCTGAGTTGTAACAATAGTATTAATCTCAGACTGAGTATATGTATTAGTTGAGTTTAAATTTGTTATTGTAACTATCTCTATAATGTCGCCTGCTGCTGCGGCGGAACTAAGAATAACGGTAGTGCTAGAAGATGTTGTATAATCTGTTGTCTTTAATAGTAGAAGACCATTGAAGTATACCTGCTCATATCCATCTATAAATGCTACTGATGCTACGAAATTTGTTTGTCCCGCCGTTGCTGTAAATGTATGACGGCGAATAATGTTGGGGTCAAATGAGTCTGAAGTAGAATCTGATTCAATCCATATATCGCCAATGTCGGGGGAAGAAGGAGCATCTGCTTGATAACTAGATCCTTGAATTAATGATGCTAAAGTAGTTGGGGCATATGTAGAGCCCGAAGTTGAATATAATATTTGGCCAGAAGTAGGAGAGGTTGTTGTTCCAGTTCCGCCATATTGTGTAGCTAAATTTGTGTGGGAATCAACAGAATTATTTTCAGATAGCAAAACGCCATTAGCGTTAGTTAAACCTGATATAACAAGTTTATTCTTGACCTTAAAGTCTTTATTTGCCATCTAAGTTCACATTTCCCCTAGTTGTTTATTACTTAATTATAGCATTGAATTATTTAGAATGTAATAGTACCACTATTATTAAATACGTATACTCCAGTACTTGGATTAGATGGAGATCCAGTTGTAGAAGATGCCTGAACGCTAGCTTTAATTACTACAATGCCATTACTTCCAGCAGTTCCTGTAATGTTTTCTCCACCGCCAGAGCCTCCTTCACCACGATTTGATGTGGTTCCTCTAGTTGGTTGTGCTTGCTGACTAGTACATCCGTCTCCACCACGACCATAAGTAACCGCTGATCCACTTATTGAATTAGATATACCAGATGCTCCTACTCCAGGAGAATTTGAAGTTGCGCTAGTTCCTGCTCCTGTTGGGCTTCCGCCACCTCCGCCGTATCTATTCCCACCATATCCGCTTGGTCCATATCCTCCCCCTCCATTATTACCTTGAGAAGGAGTTGTTGCTGGAGTATTACCTGAACCTCCAGTAGTATAAATTTGTGTACCGTATCCTCCTCCGCCTCCGCCGCCTGAACCACCGCTACCGCCATTTCCAAAATAGCTGGATCCGTATCCGCCACCAGCAGATTCAATTACTGGAGAACCAGAAAGATAAATTCCTGAGACTGTTCCAATACCCCCGTTGTCACCGTTATTTCTACTTCCTCCCTGACCGCCTCCGCCAACTGTAATTGTATATTGACTTGAATTATTTATTAATATTTTTGTTCCACCATAATTTGTTCTGTATCCTCCAGCACCTCCGCCGCCTGCATAATCAACTCCGCCGCCTCCGCCTCCAGCTAGAACCAAATATTCTATTTCTGTTCCAGCAGAAGGTGTTGTAATTGAATTACTAGAAGAACTAGCAGAAGAAGTTCCAGCAGCATTTGTCGCTGTTACTGTAAATGTATAAGAAGTAGTAGCAGTTAATCCAGTAATATTAAATGTTCCAGATCCCGCCTGATTTAATGTAGAGGTAATACTTCCTGGAGATGATGTAGCAGTATAACTTGTAATAATTGATCCACCATTACTTGCAGGAGCTGTAAATGTTAATGTTGCAGTTGTTGCTCCTGTTTGAGTTGCGGTTCCAATAGTTGGAGCACCTGGAACTGTTGCTGCAGTTATCGATGAAGATGCTGAACTTGCCGTTGATGTTCCATTTGTATTTGTTGCAACTGCAGTAAATGTGTATGCTGTACCATTTGTTAAACCTGTTACAACTAATGGTGACGATGCACCAGTTGCTGTAAGTCCACCTGGACTTGATGTTACTGTAAATCCTGTAATAGATGATCCGCCTGTAGCGTTTGCAGAAAATGCAATCGATGCTTGTAAATTTCCATTTGTTACTGAATTTATTGTTGGTGCCTGTGGCACAGTAGTTGCGGTAACTGCTGCTGAAGCTGCAGATGTAGCAGATGAGTATGAATTTGAAGCAGCAACGGTGTACGTATATGATGTATTAGATTGAAGTCCTGTTACTACTATCGGAGAAGATGTTCCTGTTTGAGTATAAGATCCAGGAGTAGATGTAACTACATAACTAGATGCTGGACCTCCTAATTCTGAAGTTGTAAATGCTATAGATGCTTGACCATTATTAAATGCCCGCCCAGATCCTTGATTTGTAGCAGTAGCCCCAGATGGAGCAATAATATCAGTTGGTTTTTGATGTGTTGACCACTGCCCATTTACATAAACTTGAAGTCCGCCAATTGTTGTATTAAAATATTGTGTTCCTTCTGCTGGATTAGCAGGCCTATTGCCTGTAGTTCCAGTTGTATAAGGAAGTGAAAATCCTGATAGTCTAATGTCTGACATTATCCTGCCTTCCAACCGTAGCTACCGCCAGTATATGTAAAACTAGCAGCACCACCATTAACATCTATAATTAAATTTGACGAAGACCCATTTATATAATTTGAGTTTCTGTTCACAGTTATATTATACGCTCCCGCAGATCCTGATGCATCAAATACATATATCTCATCTCCCACAGATGGTGATGAAGGCAAGGTTATAGTTCTGGAAGTTGATGTATCAACAAAATACTTGTTATTAGAAACAAGAGTTACATTTGAGTTTACAGAAGATGAAGGAAATCCAACTGATTGTGCTACCCAAGTTGTATTAGTTCCGTCTGTTGATAATACTTTATTGCTATTTCCAGATTGGGACGGGAGCAAAGAGTTTAATGTATTAGTTGTAGAGGTTTGTCCAGTTCCGCCCATAGAAACAGCAAGGGGTGTCTGGATATCTAACCCATTTTTTACTTTAAAGTCTTTATTGGCCATTATCCACCTACTGCCGATCTAAGATATCTAACAATAACTATACCTGAGCCACCAGCTTTGTTTCCGCCACCAGCACCTCCGCCAGTATTTGTTGTTCCATTTGTTCCACCAGTTGATGTGCTATAGATTCCTCCGCCACCAAGGCCTCCTGAAGATGAAGCAGAGTCAGCAAGTCCTCCACCGCCACCTGCAAAATAATAATTTCCACCACTTAGTTGTCCTGTAGATGTAGCAGCACCCATTGCATTAAGTAATGCTGATGTTGCACCAATCCCACCATTTCTATTTCCTCCAGAAGCATCATTATTGCTTCCAGCACCTCCTGCTCCGCCGCCGCCTCCACCACCATAGGGAGGATTATCTCCTGATGCATCTCCACCCTTATAACCTTCTACTGGAGTGTAAGATCCTGCGTTACCTGCTCCACCAGAGTTTGAACGGCCATTTCCTCCACCGCCACCAGAGCCACCAGCATAAGCGTTTGCGGTACCATCAGTGTTGCGACCCGCTCCTACTCCACCGCCAGTTGCTGATGCGCCATTAAAAGATGAGTTCTGACCATTATAAGCAGAAGTTGTAGTTGAAGATCCAACTCCTGGTCCACCACCGCCGCCGATAGTTGCTGTGTAAGTACCTGCATTTAAATTTTGTGATGTAAATGTTCTAAGTCCGCCTGCGCCGCCGCCGCCTGCGCCTTGTCCCATACTACCGCCGCCGCCTGCTACAATTAAATAATCACATGTTAATGCTGATCCAGAAATAATTAAATTTCCAGTTCCAGTAAATGTTCTGTAATAATAAGTTGCGTCAGATGATAATGTTCCTCCAGAAACTGCAGTTGATACTGGGGTAACAGAACTACTTGCAGCACTTGATACTGATGTTCCATTTGTATTTGTTGCTGTTGCAGTAAACGTATACGCTGTACCATCGGTAAGTCCTGTAAAAGTATATGTTGTGTTAGATGTTGTTTGAGTAGTAGTTACTGGACTTGAAACTATTGAATATCCTGTAATTGCTGAACCACCAGTTGCCCCTGCTGTAATTGTAATTGTAGCTGACTGAGATGCTCCTACAGCGCTTATACTAGGTGCCTGTGGCACAGTTGTTGCAGTAACTGCGCTACTCGCAGATGATGCAGAAGATGTTCCAAGTGGTCCAGTTGCTGTAACCGCATAAGTATATGCTGTACTTGATTGTAAACCAGTAACTACAATAGGACTAGATGAACCTGTATTTGTATATGAGCCTGGTGTTGAAGTAACTGTAAATGATGTTGCTTTTCCGCCGCTTGTTGCAGGAGTAAAAGCTACTGAGGCTCTACCATTATTAAATGCCCGTGCTGATCCTGAGTTTGTTGCAACTGGTGATGTAGGAATTCCTGGAGCGGTATTTGGAATCCACCATCCTCCATCATATACTTCAAGAGTGGATGTTTCTGTATTATAATATAAATCTCCATTTGCAGGAGATGCAGGACGTGAGGCAGTATTGCCTTTATTTATTCCCTTATTGTTTTGAACATAAGTCTGTGTTGCTAATGCTGCTGTATCTGAAATACCGTGAACTGTTGTTGTAGAAGAATTATGACTAGAGATGGCGGCAGCCGTTTCAGTATCTGTCGCCAGAGATGTGGCGGTAGATAGAACGTTTGCTACATCCCTTGCTCTAGTCAATTTAAATTACTCCTGTGGTATTACTATTTCTTGCCAGTTTAAATCTTCTTCAACCCATCTGAACATTTTACCCTCTTCAACAGGCATTGCTGTTGGAGCTTCCCAAAGACATGTTGCGTCATTTAGTAACCATGAAGCAAAAGGCTTTGGTGGGATAAATGCATCACGAACTGAGTCGTATGAATATCCAATTCCTGCATAATTTTTTCTTACAGGGGTACCGCCGTTTGCGTGTACGCCACCTGAAGTGTTATATGAAGTCTGTATCCATGTTCCGCCTAGATTCAAAGTGTTGGCCAGAAAGTTCTGTCCATCAGCTGCATCAGCGTCATTTACTACTAGAACACGAGTAACAATGTTGTTCTCGTCGATTTCTGCGAAGTGTGCCATTTTTTTCTCCTTTGTTAGTTGTCTTACTTATTTATATTTTACCATTTATTAAATGATAAGTCTATTGTTTTATACTGCGTAACGAATAATTACTATTCCTGAGCCGCCAGCTCCTCCTAGTGAATTATCGCCACCAGCTCCGCCACCGCCTCCGCCTGTATTTGGAGTTCCAGAAATTCCAGGTGCCAAACGAGATGAACCACCTGTGTTATCTGCTGATCCTGCTCCACCTCCACCATTACCACCAACACCAGCGGTAGTATTTGAAACGGTAAATTGTGTACCACCACCTCCGCCGCCAGCAAAATAATAATTTCCGTTTACTAATTGACCAGCACCAGTAGTTGCACCACCAGATATTGGAGTAGTTGCACCAGCACCACCTGCACCACCATTTAGACTAGCAGCATTTCCACCTACAGAACTTGCTCCACCGCCTCCGCCTCCGCCATAAAAACCAGAAGCTGCACCTATGCCACTACCACCTGCATAACCTTCGACAGGGGTATAACCACCAGAGTTTCCTGATGCTCCAGATGTGCTATACATACCACCGCCTCCAGAACCACCAGAAGCAGGAGTGGTTGAACTTTCAGCAGCACCTGCGCCACCGCCAGTAGCGGTAATTGTTGCAAATCCTGTTCCAGAAAAAGATGAGTTATTTCCGCTTTCACTACGAACAGTGTCAGGAGCAGCAGGAGCACCGCCACTACCAACGGTAACTGTGTATGCAGTTCCTGATGTTACGGCACGAGATGTTATAGCTCTAAAACCACCTGCTCCACCGCCACCAGCACCTGTTCCCATACTGGCTCCACCGCCACCTGCAACAACTAAAATGTCAGCAGTTAAAGATTGAGTAGGAGTAAATGTTCCTGAATCATTAAATACATGATAAAAATAACTTCCGTCTGTATTTATTGCACCACCAGTTGCTTTAGCTGCAACAGAATATGAAGTTTCAAAATTACCACTAGCATTAAAAGTGTGAATTGTATTTCCACCTGATGTTGTAACTATTCCACCTGTGGCTTTTTGTGAACCTGCATAACTAAAAATTACAATACCAGAACCGCCATTTTTTGCGGATTTATAAGTAGAAGGAGAGTTACCATAACCACCAGCACCACCACCGCCACCTGTGTTTGCAGTTCCAGCAGTTGCATTATTAGTAACTGAATCGCTACCCCTACCACCACCACCATTACCAGCAGCTCCGCCAGTACGATTTGTAGAACTATTATCTTTGCGGGCTCCACCACCACCGCCACCTGCGTAGTATGTAGATGTACCAGTTATTGATGATGTAGCACCTATTCCACCAGCTCCGCCATCACCATCGCCTGTTCCAATATAACTACCATCTCCACCTACTCCACCAGCACCACCACCGCCACCACCAGAAGCATAGTTTGTACTATTTCCTGAGCCACCGCCACGGTAACCTTCTACTGGAGAGTATCCGCCAAGGTTTCCAGCACCATAACCAAGGGTATTACCGTTGGTGTTACCATCTCCACCACCTGAACCACCATCTTGCCCATAATCTTGGCTTTGACTAGCATTGTCGGAACCTCCACCGCCACCGCCAGTTGCAGAAAATGTTGTAAATCCTGATCCAGAAATAGATGAACTTGTACCATTTAAACCACGATTCATTTCGTTAAGAGTTCCAAGGCCGCCAGAGCCAACAATAATTCTGTATGAAGTATTTGTAGGAAGTGACGCTGTTGAGGTTCTAAAACCACCAGCTCCTCCACCTCCGCCAAGCTTACCGCCACCTCCGCCACCTGCAACTACAAGGTAGTTAACTGTGATATTAGGTTCTATAACAACCTGTGTAAATGTTCTATTTACTGCGTTACCGCCAGAGTCTGTTGCAGATATTACAACTGATGTGCTTCCTGCAGATCCTGTTGGTGTTCCAGTAATTGCACCTGTTGATGTATTTAAAGATAATCCTGTTTGAAATGCTCCTGATACAATTGCATATGTAATTGATGATCCGCCATCAGCATCTGTTGCAGAAATTGTTTGTGAAAATGCTGTTGTTAATGTAGCTGTATTTAATGTTGTTGATGTAACCCAAACTGGCACAGCTCCTGCAGTAATTGCATTAAGAGATGATGCAGATAATGTTGTGGTTGGATTTGTGACAATTACGTCATATGGAGCATCTCCGACTGCAAATGAGTCAGGACGGCCTGCAATAATAGATGTTGCAGATCCTCTAACTGTTGTCTTAGGAGTTACTAATGTTGAATCATCTGATTTTCTAAATTTAACCTCTACGTTTGAAGCAAAGTTTGTACCTGTAATAGTTGTTGTGTTATTAATATTTGGTAGCCCGCTTGGAGTAATATCTGTAATTGTTGGAGGAGCCCATGTTGCATCTGTTTTAGTTGATAATGTTGACGCCGACTTTAATGTAAATATAACTGCATCATTGGCATCTGCATTTACTGTTGTTACATATAGGAAGGATGATGTAGCTGTAACTGTTTTTGCTCCTGCCACCGTCGATCCTACGGGGGTGCCATCTGATGCTCCTAGATATACTTCTAGGTTTGTATCTAATGCTTTAGACTCAATTAAATATGTTCCTGCTGGATATGACTTATCAAGAGTAGCTGTCTTAGATCCGCCTGTAGATGTTACTACTGTAAATGATGTACCGCCAGATAAACTAGAAAAACTAATTGCCATTATCCTACCCTCCAGCCATATGTCGAACCTGTATAGATTAATGAAGCGCCTGCTCCATCTACGTCAATTGTAAGGTTTTGAATCGTTCCGTTAATTTTACCACTGTTTGAATTAATTGTAATGTTATATGTTCCAGCTGTTCCAGATGCATCTACAACTACAATTTCTTGTCCAAGTGTTGGACTTGCAGGAAGTGTTAATGTTCTAGCAGCTGTTGTATCAACAAAATATCTGCGTCCCGCCACTAATGTTATGTTAGATGATACTGTAAGATTTACTTCTTGCTTATATGAAGCAAGGGCGGAATTAAGAGCAGTAGTATCTATATAATCAGGAGGAAGAGCAGCTTTTACTCCAAGATCTACCCAATCTGTTCCGTTCCAAATTTTAACTGTTTTAGCCATTATAATGTTACCGTTCCTGTTCCCGCTGTAAACCGATAAACTCTATATCCAGAACGTGTTGGTTGATCGTATGTTAAACCTGAAATTGTTAAAGCTGGAATAGTTGATGGGTAAGCTATAATTAAAACACCAGAAGAACCACTTCCACCATTACTTACTCCACCTGATGAACCGCCTCCGCCACCGCCTGATCCGTATGAAGAAGCACTAGATCCATTACCGTTAGCTCCTCCATTACCTCCAACACCAGATCCTCCTGTTCCTCCAGCTCCTCCAGATCTAGATGCACCTCCGCCACCGCCTGAATAAAATTGTGATGTTCCTGTTATTGAAGATGAAATTCCAGATCCACCATTACCACCTTTTTCTGGAGAAAGGGTTGCGTCTGCACCTGCTGAGCCTGCGCCGCCGCCACCGCCCATGACACAACAATTTGTATAAGATCCTCCTATGTTTCCTTGACCAGAAACTGCCGAGGTTGCAGATGCTAATTGATAAGTTGGGTGCCCTCTTCCTCCTGCTGAGCCTCCGCCTAATGCATAAACACTACCACTAAGACTCATTGATTGCATTTCGCCAGCGCCCTTTCCGCCACCATATGCAATAAGATCAAATGCTGATGTATTTCCTCCACTTGTTCCTTCAGTGCCACTAGCTGCACCAACACCAGATGATCCTATACTAATATTATACGTCCCAGCTGATTTAGATAAAGTTCCGTATAGTAGTCCCCCTGCTCCGCCTCCGCCTCCTTGATATCCTCCTCCGCCTCCTCCGCCTCCGCCTGCAAGAAGATACTCAAAAGTAATGCTTGGCTCAGATGTAATACTAAATGCTCTTGGTACTGTATTAACTCCATCTGTTGCATTTATTGTAAAGGTATAGGTTGTGTTTGACGCAATATTTGGAAGTATTCCTGAAATAACTCCAGTTGAAGAGTTTAGTGTAACTCCAGTTGGTAGTGTTGATCCGCTTGCTAATGCGTAGGTAATTGAATCTGAAACATCTGCTGCGGCAACTGTTAGACTAATACTTGTATATTTATTAAATGTTCCTAATGATCCACTTGATGTAGACCAAATTGGGGCTGCATTAGAAACAAAACTAAATGTTCTTGGCACTACAGGATTCACCTCATCTGATGCATTAATTGTAAAAGTATATGTTGTATTAGAAGCAATATCTGGAAGAGTTCCTGAGATTGCACCAGTTGAAGAATTTAAATTTATACCTGAAGGCAAAGTTGAGCCTGATGCTAATGAGTAAGTTATTGTTGAGTCAGAATCTGTGGCCGTTGCTGAAACAGATATTGCTACGCTGTCTCCGAATGTTCCCAATGTTCCAGCCGTGGTTGTCCATACTGGAGAAGCGTTAACATAAAGTGCATCTGGAATCATTCCAAATAGGTTTGAAGGATTTGTTACCTTAATGTCATAAGGCTCATTGGCATTTGACAATCCTGTAAACACTGCTGTTAATTGTACTAGTGAATTATAAGTTGTTGATGATGCTAGAACTTCTACTCCATTGGATCCAATTGCTGATGCAATTGCTCCTGAAACAAAGTTAGTGCCTTGAATTGTAATTGTTCCAGAATTTGTTGCTTCTGAATAATTTCCCGTAATTGAGGCTACGCCTGGAACTTCTTGAACAATGTTTTGCCACCCTGTGGCGGTATATAATTCTAGTCTAGCAGTTTCGCCATTTGAATAAAGTTTACCTGTTGCTGCTGTAGGGCGTCCCGCTGTATTTCCAAAAGGAATGCCACCTGCTGAAGGATTTAATTTACTTATCGCCATTAAGGTGTCACCTCGGAGCCATATGCGTTAAATGAGATGCTAGAAGATGAACCGTAAACGATTATTTGATCTCCCGCTGCAAGCGTAGCTCCGATAGTGACAAATGTTGTGTCGTTGGCAGCTACTGTTGAACCATACGCAATATATTGTTTAGCTAAAATTGTATTTGTTGAGGCATCTGCTGCTTTTTGTGTAGCAATTCTAAATGTTACATCACCAGATGTTTGATTACATACAGCAATAGTTGATATGACTGCAGACTTACCTGTTGGAACGGTATACAATGCTGTATTAGTTGTTCCTGGTGCTACCTGCCCTAGTATCTTAAATACTTCTGTTGCCATTATGCCCCCATCAACATAAATGTTGAGGCCCTAAGAGGCGTATCAACAACGTATGCAGATAAATTAGTTTGAATAAAAATTTCTACTGAATCTGAAACTGCTGCTCCTGAAGATAAAACGACGGAAGATGTAGTAGGAGTTGTATAGTCATCTCCGTATACTAAAAGTATACCATTAAGGAATACTTGTTCATACCCCTGAATAAAAGTTTGTGTTGTGGCAAATGTAGTCTGTCCGCTAGTTGCTGTAAATTTAGTTCTGCTAATAATATAAGGATTAAATGTATCTACTTCATCGTCTGAGTCCACCCAAATTTGTCCAACTACTGGACTAGATGGGGCAGATGTTTGATACTTTGCGCCAGTTGGCAATGTAATTGTAGTAGTATCTGTTCCCGAATTATCTGCAAATGTAGCCCCTACAAAATTTACATTTCGGCGGGGATTTACAGAAACTCCTGCATCTTGAATTAACTGATTATATAGCTTAGCCCAGGATACATTAGTACCATCTGATTGGATTGTATAATTTACAGTTCCACCGTTTTGAATTGGCAGGAAGGCATTGAGAGCATTATTTGCTGTAGATTGTCCAGTTCCTCCGCTTGATATTGGAAGGATAGAAACAGAGGAAATAACACCAGATGAATCTGTTGTTACAATTCCAGAAGATAAGGAAGGAACTTGTAAGCCATTTTTAACCTTAAAGTCTTTATTTGACATTACTGCTTACCCCCTTAAAGCGCTATCTTGCTAAATTTTACTGTTGCATTTGTACTTAGTGCATCTGTTACAGTTACCTGCAATTTACCATTTGAAGATGCTGTAGTTGCTGAAACTACAACTCCTGCTAGTGTCCCGCCTGTTTCTGTAATTGCAAACTCTGTCATATCTACTGATGTTCCATCGGTTTGTAGAATTACTTTAGATGTTCTAGTCTTTGATCCCTGTTTAATTGAGACCATATATTCAATACTTGTAAATGCTGATAATGCTGTTGTATCTACATCCTGTGCAGTGTTCTGATTTACAGTTACTGTTCCAGTTGAGATTGGTACTACTAGAGTTCCCCATGTTGCAGATGTTCCATCTGTAGTTAGGTACTTTCCTGAATTTCCTGTTTGAGAAGGAAGGCTTACTGGTGCTGCCGCCCATTCAACTCCATTTGTAGCAGCTGAATTAGCTGTGAGCAAATATCCATTTGTTCCGACTCCAAGTCGAGCTACAGTATTATCTGCAGACGCTACTATAAGATCTCCCTTAGCATCAACTAATGATTTTGCAATCCGTGCATCTAATGCTGTTTGTGTTGCTGTAGAAATTGGTTTGGCTGCATCTGAAGTATTATCTACGCTACCGAGTCCTACCATTGTCGCTGTTATACCAGATACTGTACCAGTAAATGTTGGAGAAGCAATTGGTGCCTTTAATGCTACGTTAGTAATTGTTTCGTAAGTTGTAGCAGCTGTTGCTGATGCAAGCTTAAGGTCAAGTGCTGTCTGGGTTGCTGTAGAAACGGGTTTGGCTGCATCAGTTGTGTTATCAACGTTTCCTAGGCCCACCATTGTTTTTGTAATTCCAGACACTGTGCCTGTAAATGTTGGAGAAGCAATTGGTGCATAGGTTGATGCTGCTGTAGCAGAAGCAAGTTTGAGATCAAGGGCTGTTTGAGTTGCTGTTGAGACAGGTTTTCCTGCATCTGTTGTATTGTCTACGTTTCCTAAGCCAACCATTGACTTTGTAATACCTGAAACTGTACCTGTAAATGTTGGAGAAGCAATAGGTGCTTTAGTTCCAACTAATGTGGTTAATGAAGATACTGCTCCTTCATCTGCAATTATTAAATCTTGTAATTCTTTTAGCGTATCATATGCTGCACCTGCGCCATTTGTCAGATCTGATACTACAGACTTAACATATGCGGTTGTTGCAACCTGTGTTGTATTTGTTGAAGAAACTGCTGTTGGCGCCGTTGGAATTCCAGTTAATGCTGGAGAAGCAAGTGGGGCTTTAAAATCAAGTGCTGTTTGTGTAGCAGTTGAAACTGGCTTATTAGCATCTGAAGTATTATCAACATTACCAAGTCCAACATGTGTTGCAGTAACTCCAGAAACAGTTCCTGTAAATGTTGGTGAGGCAATAGGGGCTTTAGCATTAATCTGTGTTTGAATTGCAGATGTTACTCCATCAAGATATCCAATCTCTGTATCTGTAATATTTGCTACTCGTGCCTGAATTGTTGATGTATCTACTGATATAGCACCAGTTGTATCATTATATGATAGTCCTGTGCCTAGGTTGTTTCCGATTGCATCCTGTGCATTTTCATCGTTATAGGTTTGTGCACCTGTTAATGAAATTGCATTGCCAGCATCATTATACGATACTGAAATATTTGTGTGTGTTCCTGCAGCTAACGCTGCAGCTACTGCATCTACTGCTTGCTCATCTACATATCCTGGAGCGGCGGCAAGACTTAGTGAATTTGCTGCATCATTATATGTGACTGTAATATTTGTATGGGTACCTGCTGCTAGTGAATTTGCTACAGCATCTTGTGCCCGCTCATCTGAGAAATACTTATTTGTTGCGCCTTCTGCAAGTGCATCTGTAGTTGTAGGGATATCTGCTACAAACGCTACTGTTCCATCAGCATTTTTAAATGTAATTGTTCTATCTGCTGTTGGATCTATTACTGTAAGGGTTGTTTCAAATGAATTATCTGTTGCGCCTTCTACTATAATAGAAGATCCTGGGATTAGGGCATTTTTGCTACTATCTAAACCTACAACTCCAAGTGATGCTCCAATATCGTTGACCATTACATAGTCCCCGATTGTTAAGTTACCATCTGGAACCAAGTTCATGTAGGATGTTATTTGTGTCCATGTGCTTGTTCCGTTGCCAAGCTTCATCTGTAAGGTATCTGTTTCAATACCAATTTCACCTTGACGTAAGACTGGATTGCTTGATACCCAATTTGCTGCGGTATCTCTTCTAAGTTGAATTCTAATTGCCATTTTTTATGCCATCCCTCCGTCAATTATATCATTATTTGGTGCTGAAGAGTAGTTTGAACTAGCGCTTCCGCCATCCATTGAAACTAAATAATTACCAAATTCTACGTAATTACCATACTCTACATATTTTACAGATCCATCTCCTGCATAGTGTTGGTGATCAAGTAATTCTTTTGGTCCCGCAACATCATACCAAATTGCTCCGTTATAAACTTTTACTGTATTCTCGGAAGAATCAAAATATGTTCTTCCTTGTGCTGGTGAGGCTGGTGGTACATCAAGAACTTCAAATGAATTTGACGTTCCAGTTCCTCCGCCTGATCCAGTTAGCAGAGACCAAGTAGAGCCGTTGAAAATCTTTAATGCACCAGAAACAGTATTATAGTATATCTCTCCAGCATAGGTACCATTTGGGTCTGTAGCTAAAGCTGGCGGGGCAATCGTAGTTTTAAATTGCTTTGCCATGATTATCCTGTAATTACTACTCTATATGCTCCTGCTGTTGGTGCTGATGCAAATGTTAATGTTACAGCATTTGTTGATGTATGATCAACATCACACTCAATTTGTGCATATGGAGAAGATGTGGCAAAAACTTGTACTATAACATCCCGTGTGCCTAAATTATGTGTTGCTGTAAATGTGTATGGAGATACAACTGTTGTTGTAATATCTGAAGACCATTTACGTGCAATTGAGTGATAGTTTGTACCATCATTTGTCAATCCCCATGTTGTAGCTGACTGACTTGAGCCAGCAGACTCTCTCCACAAAATTTCAACATCAGAAGACGTTCCACGCTCTACACGGATACCAGCATCTACTGTTGGTGTACCTGTAAAGTCGGTATTAAGGTTAATCTTATTATCAACGATATTTACCTGTGTTGTATTTACTGAGTTAATTGTTCCAGTTACATTTAAGTTACCGCCAACTGTAAGGTTGTTGGTAATTGTTACATCATCTGGCAACCCAATTGTAACTGCTGCTGTTTCTCCACCTGAACCAGATACTTCAATCTCATTTGTTGTTCCAGCTACTGTTGAAATATATGATCCAGTTGTATCTGTCCCAAGAGCTACAGAGTTTGGCTGAATTGTAGCTGCAAAGCTTACGTTGCCTAGATTTGTTACTGTTCCAGAACCTGTCACATCTCCTGTAAGAGTAATACTGAAATCATTTGTATCAAAATCAAGTTTTCCATTTGTATCGTCGTATGTAACAGAAATTCCAGACTCTGTATTTGGTGCTGTAACCATGCCACCAACAATGTCTTGGACTCTTTCTGCATTTAATACTACGTTGCCTGATGTTACAGTAAAGTCTGTTGAATCAAAGCTTGCAATACCCTTGTTGCTTGATGTTGCATCTTCTCCAGCAATTGTAATTGTATTATTTGTTACAGTGGTATCAATGCCTTCGCCTGCGGCAAATGTTAAAGTATCTGTAAGAAGGTTTACTGTATCTGGTGTTCCAGATTCTGCAGCAATTGAAAGTGTTGTTGCTACTGTTACAGTTCCTGCCGCAGTCAAACGACCTTGAGCATCTACTGTAAACGTAGGAATTGCTGTTTGTGAACCGTATGAGCCAGGTGTTACCGCTGTATCATTAAGTCTAAGAGTTGTTGTTCCTGCTGTATCATTATATGTTGCTGTTAAAGCTGTACCAGCAAGGACTGATGCTCCAATAACATCTTGGATAACTTCTGTTGATCCAGACATTGGCATCCATGGGCCGTCTGGTGCAGACAGTCCATTGTAGTAATACATCTTATAATCAGATGTATCGTAGTAAATCTGTCCAGTTACTGGGCTAGATGGTGCAGCGCCTAAGTTCTGGATTCTAGCATTAAGAAGCTCATTCTTGTTGAGATCAACGCTAACTAAAAATTTTCTTGCCATTTGCTAACTCCCTTAAGACAGGTACGCTGTCCCTGAGAATGGTTGAGCCATTGTCAGTGTAATTCTGTTATTACTATTATAATCTATTCCAGTTTCTAAAACATCTCCTGCGCTTGATTTAATCGTAACATTTGGCTTCATGCCTAGATTATGATTAATAATTACAGAATATACCCCATTTACTGGGCCTGTTACCTGTGTGAGCTCCCATGTGTATTCCAAGGTCATATTTAGAAGGTAACTTGTGGCTCCCGCCCAAGTTAGATCTGTTGGTTTTGGACCATAGAATCTTGTTGTATTTTTATCGTAGTAAAAATCTCCTTCAAGGCCTAAGTTCTCTGAGGGAACCCCTGCCCCATTAAGGATACTTTTTCCTCTTGCACCTTGTGGGCCAGGAGTTGAAACAACGACTTCATTGTTTGGTACCGTTACAACAATTGTTTCTACCATTAGATTGTCACCGATCTGCTAAGGGTTATAAATCCCTCTAGCAATTTAATTTTGTTTGCGTTTGAGTCTGTCACCATAATGTCATATGATGATTTTGGATAGAATAGTTTATTCGTTTGCGTAGGGGTCATCTTTATAGTTAGCTTACCAAGTAGCGGGGTTATTGTAATCCCTCCCGTTGAAGGTGACGTTAAAGTAAATGCTAGTTTTGCTCCGCCTTTTGTATCACGGACTTGCATTTTTGCTGTTGCGCCTGTTAAGTCAATAGGTAATCCATCATTGTCTTTATATTCAACAATAAATGAAAAAGTGGCATTTTGATCCACTTCGAAATTCTTTTGTCCTGCCATTTGCTAGTACTCCTAAATAGGAAAACTCCTATGCTTATTTTAGCATAGGAGCCATCCTAATCGATATTAAATTATTTGTTACTTTTTAGCCTTGAAGCCAAATTCTTGGTTGCTTGGGCTTAGAGCCTTTAGGATAACTGGAGCAACGGCTGCGATACCGCCCATTAGTAAATCCTTCGGATTTGTATTCCCAGTCATGTATAGAGCAATAGATGCTGAAAGAAATGCACGAGCATATGTTCCAAGCGCTGCTAAAATTTCCTCTGTCATTGTAACCTTTCCATCCTTGTTAAGATCTTTTGATGCCATCTTAATCTCCTTCTTGGGCGGACGCCCTAGAATTTTCGGTTTTACCCGAATACTATAATTCTACCACTAAGCAGAAATATCCACAAGCTCACAATTTCCATCTGAGCTGCAGGCAAGCGTGGCATTGGTAGAAGTGCCATCTTCTGTCTCATAAAAAGATAAATCTTCCCATCGGATATCCTTTGGCATCTTTTCAACAAGAGCGTCATATTCTGCCTTATCTACTTCTTGGTAAGGAGCCTGCTTATATGAGTGGTCTGAATGCGGCAGGAATGAAATTCCAGAAACCTCATCAAAATGCTTATATACCCAAGCACCAACTTCCATCCATTCATCCTCTTTTACAGAAACGGTAATAGATGGTTTGTGCTCACACCATGCACGTTGGTAAACCAACCAAATGTTTAGGTGTTCAATAGCAGTTAAATCATTTCTAACAATTGCACCCTCTGGTGCCTTAATTGGAAATGAGAATACGTATGTATCGTTTGGCTTCATAACATCATCTTCTACAGGAATTCCGACTTCCTTCAAAAATGTAGAGATTGGATCTCCCTTTGCCCCACGTACTGTACGAATGTAATATGGAGAATGCCAAGCATGCATTCCTGAAGATACCCCGACCAATTGAGATACTGTTCCTGATGGCTTTACACATGTAATAGCGGCAGACTCAGGAATCCCAATTTTCCCAGCCTCATCTTTATTCTTTGCTCTTGCTAATTCTCTAAGAGTCATCAAGAAATCTTCTAGTGAAACAAGGTCTTCTTTACCTGACATAAACTTGTGTCCAAATTGTCCAGTTAAAGAAACACCTAGCAGGCGCTCTTCTTCTGTATTGTCTTTCCAGATCTTGCGAAGATATTTAAAGTCTGTAAGCGTTGACTGCCACGTTCCAAGAATAGTTGCAAGTTCAACCTTGCGTTCAATTTCTTTCTTTGTATCATTCTCACGTAGTACGACTTCTGAAAGGTTACAAAACTGATAAGGACGTAAAATAATCTCTGAGCACGGGTTAGTTCCATAGTGTATATCTGGATCTCTTCTTCCATACTTGGCTGCTTGGGCTTGAGCTGCGGCCACATTGTATATACCTCGTTCTCCTGACTTTGAATCATATAGAGATTTCCATTCTGCAATAAATTGCTCCATGTCTGGCTTGCGTGAGTACGCAACAGAGTTATTAGATAAAGCACGTTGTGTATTGGCTTCCCACCAGTTGCCTGACTTAGCCTGTGCCATCTCGATATCGTTAATGTTAGAAAGGGAAATCATTGCTGATCGGCGAACTCCGCCTACAACAACTACTTCACCAATCTTGCACATTATATCGTGGCATTCAATTGGCTTAAGGTTTCTTCCTGTAGCGCCTTTAAACTTTGCAATTGTAAAATCAAATAAATTAATAAGTGGTTGTGGTCCAGATGATCTTCCACCCATTGTCTTAAGTCTTGCGCCTGCGGGACGCACCTTAGAAACATCGATTGCTGGAATCTGTCCTGACCAGAGTAGTGCAAGCAACTCACGGTATGCTTTTGCCCAGCCTTGCTTTGAATCTTCTACTGTAATTACAGTAGTTGACTTCTCCAATGATTCTGGAACGGCAGGAAGCTTATTAATATATTTATACTCAACAGAGAATCCTACTCCTGTACCGCACATAAGTATATACATGGTTTCATCAAATGAACGTGCAGAGTCAACTGGAAGAAATGCACAGTTATATCCTGCAACATTATCTCTTTCTAGTGCTGCTCCTGAAGTCATCACAGAACGCATAGAAGGCATGACGTTTCTCTGAAATACACCGTCTTTTAATTCCGCTACAAGCTTTTCATTTGGAATATAGTTGTAATTCTGTTTTAGATGGTTTAACATGAAGTCAAAATATCTATCTACTGTCTCACCCCATGTCTCACGGCGATTATCTTCTGATATCCATCTTGCATATCTTGATAACGCAATAAAATTTTCGTATGGGTTTGCAATAGTCTTAGACATTTTATAATACCTTTTTTCTCCGCCTAGCGGTTAATTTAAATTTAGTGTGAAGATCCTATTCTACCAAAGAATGATTAAAAGGGGAAGGGCTAATTAAATTTTTCTACTAAATGTTCAAATGCTTTCTTGGTCAACTGATCCCAATTATACTTTTCATGTATTTCGGTTGACTGAGCAAAATAATATCCAGAGTAAGCATTATAGTTACTTGAAACTTCTAACATCAACTCTTCTAAATGTTTTGCATCTGGTTTAAACATTTTTCCTATATGTCCATCTGATATAAAGTTTGGCATAGTCTCATTTGTAAGTTTAGACTTTAACTTAAGTGGTCCCATGTAGTCCATATAGTGAGACCAATCATATGTTGATATTACTGGCATACCAGTTGCTAATCCTTGTAAAGGAATAAAGCCAAAACCTTCTCCCCATGTAGGATAAACTAAAACATGATGATCGTGATAAAGCTTTACAAGATGCTCTTCGTTAATCTCATCTGTAATCATATCTATATTACTATAAAGTTCGTGGGGAAGACCAATAATGCTATCTTCATTATCATATACTCTAATAGTACTAAACTTATGAGCTTTAATTGTTAAGTGATAGTCTGGATTATTGCCAAATAGTTTTATGAATGTATTTACTACTAGTTGCCCGTCTTTTCTTGGAGAAGGCTCTCCAATATGTAAAAACTTTAAGGGTGTTCCTTTTTGAACAAATCTTTTTTTAGGTACCCAGATGCTTTCAATCCCATGTGGATAAACATATATTGGTTTAGTTATTCCATTGTCTTTAAATACTTTAGCACACCAGTCAGATGTTGTCCAGACTTCATCACACGCATTAAATCTTTCAACCCACTCTGGCTTCATCTCTGTAGATTCCCACGGAGTATATGAAATCTGATATTGTTTTCTATGTAGCTTAAAATGTTGTGGCTGAGTAAAGCTTAATTGAATATCAGCTTTAGGATCAGCAAATGTTATATTATGCCCAAGTTTATTTAAAGATTTAACTATATTCTTTCCTGCATAGCCATAGCCAACTGCGGGATTAAGCCCCGACTGAATAGTATAATAAGATATATTCATGTTTTCTTTCTGGTTGACTGGCTTGACAGGCTTATCCCATCAATGTTATGATTGTAGTTCGTTATCTCTAGAGGAGGAAATGCCAATGGAGAAAATAAAACAACAGGTGAGTGATCTGGCTCACAATATAGTTACAATAGTAATGATAACATTATTTTTGTTTCCTGTACAGCCAGCAAATGCCTTAACAGTACAACCTTTAGTGAAAACTGAAGCCCAACTAAAGCAAGAAGTCTTAGATAGTTTTAGTAAAGAGATTTACAAGCCATCTGAGATGCTTACAGACGAAGAACTAGTTTTACTACTCAAGACTGTAGGATTCGAAGGATCAGGCCTTAAGAAAGCTTGGTCAATAGCAAAGCGTGAATCTAATGGAAGACCGCTTGCATATAACGGGGATAAGAAAACTGGAGATAGTTCCTATGGAATATTCCAGATAAACATGATTGGAGATCTCGGTCCAAAAAGACTAGAGAAATTCGACCTAAAGAGTAACAAAGAGTTATTCGACCCAGTAACTAACGCAGAGATAACGTACTACATGACCGAAGGCGGCTCAGATTGGTCAAGCTGGAAGGGTATGACCCCGAAGGCTAAGGAATGGCTTTTGCAATTCCCAACTGATGCAAAGAAGTAGGAAGTAATGCAGATACAATACGTATCTAAGTACATAGCCTTATCAGAAGAGGGCCTTGTTCCTAGACTTGAATGTCCAATGGATCAAGGTCCTCTTTTCCCTAACCAGGACGGTGAGGATCGGGTATTTGTTTATTGCCTATCTTGCCACTATAAAAAAGTCCTTGGAACAAAAGATTACGATGATATTATGAAAGCGGTGGACAATGTTAGATGAATGTAAAAACGGGCAATGCACCTGTGAGCAAGAAGAAAACTTCTTTCATGTTAAAGTGATTCCGCAAAATAGTGCAAAAATAAGTGCGCCGCAAGAAGAGAACCCTTTTAATTATGAGTTTGAAGGAAATGCCCTATCTGAGAAAGACGCTATGGGGCGTGAAATATTTTGGGAAGATATGGGGAGGCCATAATGGAAAATAAAGAATCTCAATCAATAGAAGATAACCTACCTATGGTGAACTATATAATGCTTCACCGTATTTACGACATGCTAACAATTATGGCAAATAAAACAGATCCTGAGAAGACGGCAAAAATGATTGAATATCATGAACAAGGATTTCTTCTTGGGCCTGCTCCTTCATTTACCCCACCTGAAGATAACAATGGTTAAACCTTGGGACTTGTTTGATTCAGATGCACCTAGGTCTTCTGAAGAGATACAAAAAGAAAGAATGCAATCTTGTCTTTCTTGCGAAAATTTAATTCAATTTACAAAACAATGCAATAAATGCGGGTGTTTCATGGAAATGAAAACAAGACTACTAGATGCAAAATGCCCTATTGGAAAATGGTAGTAAATGCTTGACATAGAAAATAATCCATATTACAATTAAGATGTGTAGGTGACGGCAGCAATGTCTCCCTATATAATGTGTAGTAATACACTAGAAAAGCCCAATCGGATCCGCCTCTGATTGGGATTTTTTCTTTTATATAGATAGTATATAGACAATACGGACATATAGTGCAATTAGTGCGAAAAAAGTGCTGCGTCGATAGAAGAGCCATTTTAGCATCTGTGATCATTTTCAGAATATGCCATATAAGCCCTCTATGAGGGTTCTAAAGCCCTAACAGGGCATAATTGGTATCTCCGATACTAAGACCCCAGAAAAGGGCGGGAGAATTAAAGTTTAAAGCTTTTTATATATACAACCATAGAAGATAATATAACCAGAGATACAAATGGAACTAATAGGTAATATGAGCCAAGGTAGATTAGATCTAATATAGACCCAAGTAATGAGTTATACATTTTCTCTGTCTATGTCTTCATTTAGATCAAAATCAAAGAAGTCTTCTTGCTGTCCCGCCCAATTTAAAAATTTATTCAAAGCTACACCTGACAGGATTGCTGTCGCAATTAGCATTATTAAAGCTGAGAAAGACTTTGTCTTACGCTGTATCTTCTTCATTTAGATTCTCTTGCTTTCATAACATATGCGTATTCCATGCCATGTGCCATGCAGTATCCAATAGATGGATCATCTTTTCTAAATACAAATGATGGCAATGTGCATGTATGTGCAGAACATTTATTCATAATATTATTATACCATAATCCTAGTCAACTGCTATTCTATCAGCATGATCATCACAATAATAGATCTTAGATCCATTTAGTGTTACTTTGGATGTATATGAGAGCTTATCGCAATATGTACAGAATTTCATTATGCTTCCTTCTTCCCGTTTTTTCTTAAATAGGTTCTTGCTCTATGGCAATTTGAACAAACTACTTCACACTTTGCTATTTCTGCATCTATTCGTTTCTTAGATAACGTATTGATTAGTTCCGCCACATTTGCATGCTTGGTTCCACGAACATGATCAAAGTCCATCATATAATACGGATAGGATACTTTGCAATCGATGCAAGGGTTCTTTTCTTTAATGTCTTTTAAATAACGTGCCAGATAATCTTTTTGTTTCTTAACCGATATCTTCTCTGGAGACATAGGTTAATTATATAACAATTTTTATTCGACTACAGGGTCAATATCTTTCTTTTTCTTGCTTAGCTTATTTCCTTTATAGACCTGCATGGAGTCCATGAAAGTAACTTCTCTAGATGTTACGTATCCGCCTTTTTCATCCAGTTGTGCTCTAGCGGTAATTTCATCTGCCGCCAAGATCTGAATAATCATTTCTACCTTGTAAGTAAAACAAGATGTGTTTTCATTTGACATATATATCCTAGTCGACTGCTTTATAGATTCTACTAAATGTTAATAGAATATTTTTTACCAAAGCTTACAATCTTTCTCCAAATGCATTACCGTTTTGGTATTTACATTCCATTTCATCATCTGTCCTTTATGAATCCTTCTTTGGCATGCTTCACAAGTAGTATCTCTTAATGACTTTAATTCACGCCAATCATATGAGTTATCAAATGGAGTTCCCGCCACTTTATCTCTTATATTTGCATATTCCCAATTTATTCTTTTAGCCATTTGCTTTTCCTTAATCTTTGGTGGTTTGCTATAAAAACCCTACGGGCATGCATATAGAAATTATATACATATCCCCGAAATCCTACGACTTTTGGTGCGGATTCATCGGTTGAACCTTTTCAGGCCAGCTACCTTTGGTATGGTTGCTACACAAGTTTAAACCCTTGATGCGATCTCCGAAAACTGTTGTGCTAGAGAAGTATACCATTTGGGATTTTCGCAAGTCAATAGATCAAAGTCACTTTTGAGAAAATGTTAATATATTTTTAATTTGTATGATACACACATTTAAAGATGTCCGTTTTGTCCGATAGTGCTCCCATTACCCTATGCCCGTGAGCGTGAGTGTGACCCTTATCACAAAAATAGTTTGCGAATACTAGCGAGTAACCCCCCTAAATGTCAGTCCCCCTTGCTATGATTATAGTATAAAGAAAGTAAGAAAGTCTTACTAAGAAAGGTTAGGTCTAAAATGACTAACAGAATATGGGAAAGTCGTAACGACTACCTAGTAGAAAGTGACGCTAAGCGTCTTGGATATGTAGCCTGCTCAGCAGGTTGCGGTAGAGTAACCGCTTGGTCACTCTGCACAATGTGCGGCGGTAACTACGCCGAGCATAACCTAGTAGGTAAGGGGTCTAACTAATGACTAACCTTACAGAAGAGTTATACTCTACAATCGTTCACGACTTCCACAATGGTGGGGTCAAGTCCTCTTATGGACTAAATGCCTATACACGCAAGGCTCTATTGCGTGACCTACTCTCTAGCAAGGCTTGCTATTGCATAGAGTGCGTGTGTGAGGTAACTCACACCGCATAGGCTACACGCTACGGCGTGTCGTCTTGATAATGTCAGCCCACTAGGCTACAATACTTACTATAACTACTAACAAAGGATAGAAAATAAAATGACAATAACATACTCACTATGGGACGGCGCACAATTACTAGGCGTTGACTTCACCGCTAATAGCGCAGATGAAATGAATAAAGTCGTAGCAGACTTACAAAAGGTTTCCACTAATGTAGTGGCA